GTGTACAGAGAGGGTGGAACCTTTTCTTACACACCCCCCCATTGTGTTCAAACGAGTGTGGTGCAATCCGCACATCTGCGGACCGTACATTACAACTCGTTTTCCACAGGGAAACCATCCAGCCCAATCTTCTTGAGCTTGCGATGCCCAAAGTCCTCAGCAGTCTTGGCTAGATGACACGAGCGACAAAGGCCTTGGACGTTCGACACGTCGTCCTTGCCGCCCTTGAAGAGTGGGTCCTTGTGGTCGAGTTCAACAGCTTCAGTGACCCTGCCCTCAGCTTCGCAACGTACGCACAACGGATGCTGTGCGAAGAAGTAGCGGCGCCTGCGCTGCAGCGTTCGACCGCGTACTCGATCAATCTTGCGCTGCTCTTTAGCCGACACTCAGCCGTTCCTTTTGGATGGCATAGCGGCTAACGGCCGTCGTCTGCGCGCATGTTACGCCCGGACCTTGCTCGTTTGCAAGTCGTCATGCCATCACCAAAACTTCTAACGCCAAAGCTTGCGCACGTACCTTTCGAACGGCTGCGGGAAGAGCCAATGCCTCGACCAGCAACGCATGAGCAGCCTCCAACTCACCATCGAAGAGTCGAAACGGTTTGCGCTTTCGATGGGAGACTCGTGCAGCGTATCCCAGGCATGATCCCGGGGACAGCTTGCGCACGTACCAGGCCTTCAGAATCGTGTGATGGTAGAGCGAAAGAATGCTGACCGCCGACTCTATAGCCTTGGCATCATGCACATCGAGATCGCGAGTAACGTCGACATGCACTGACCTAAACCCCGAGCACCACCTAGACTCAGCCGAGGAAAGACTGCTCCCTATCGGGGACGGCGCGGTCCAGCCCGGAACGTAGAGACGCAGACATAGGGCCCAGTTCTCAAGTCGAACCACTATGGAACGGTTTTGCATTTCGGTAGCCTCTGCAGCAAGAGCAACGCAGGCAGCCGACATATGCCCCCCCCTCTTTTCCAGCCACCGAGTTAAGTCCCATCCACTTATACAGTCGACACATTGCCAACTCAATAGCAGCCGCCCACGGGTCACCGCTCGATCGTTCGACGCTCGACTTCAAATCCCCCGACGGTCCCCCGACCCCGACGGGCCTTGCGCTCATGTGTATATATAGAGAATTTTTTGTTTTTTTTTTACCGGTACCCATTTTGGTGCACATAATTATCATAATCCTCATAATTAGCCATGAGATGTATGAGCAAGAAATGAGTACGTTCTCAATATACGGTAAACAGAAAAAAAGTCTTTGAACCACAACGCAAAAATTCCCCGCTAGCTAGAAACTCTGTCATAGACAATGAGCAACGAGCCACGAATTAACGGGTACCAAAAAAAAAAAAAGGTTTTTTTTCTACTTATACGCATCCTCGCATTGTCGTCTGAACGCGGACCTCACAGCGCACATCGCCAACCCTCTGAACGCGACTCCCGTTAAAACAGAACTCCAACACGCTTGCGCGTTCGCATGCCGTTTGCGAAACTGCGCGCAGTTCAGAAAGGACAACGCATGCAGCAGTTCAAGACGGTGCCCTACGCGCACCAGCTTGCTGCCCTAGAGTGCTCCGCCGATCAGGTCTTCTACGCACTGACGATGGAACAGGGCACCGGCAAGACGAAGGTCATACTCGACACGACGGCGCATCTCTACAACCGAGGGCGCGTCAATGCGCTGCTCGTGCTGGCGCCGAACGGCGTGCACCGCAACTGGGCGACGAAAGAGATACCGAAGCACCTGCCCGACTATGTGCCGCGTGCCTGTAGCGTTTGGCACAGCACGTCAACGAAAGCCGAGCGAGCAGCACACGACGCGATGTTAATCGCGCCTGCCAACCATTTGCGCGTGTTCACGATGAACATCGAGGCTATGGCCGTAGAGCGTGCGGTCGTCGCGGTGCGCCAATTCCTTGACAGCCATGATGCGCTCGTCGTCGTCGATGAGTCGACGCGTATCAAGAACCCCAAGAGCATCCGCACCAAGAACGTCCTCGCGCTGTCGCCGATCGCCAAGTATCGACGCATTCTGACGGGGACGCCGGTGCCTAACAGCCCGCTCGACGTGTTCGCGCAGTACTCTTTCCTCGACCCCGACCTGTTCCACACGCGCAGCTTCACGGTCTTTCGCGCACGCTACGCCGACATGCTGCCGACGAATCACCCCTTGATTCAGGCCATCATTCGACGCACGGGCATTCACCGCATCCCGCAGTTGATCGCGACGGATGCAGCGGGGCGCCCGATGTATAAGAACCTCGACGAGCTGCGCGGCATTACGCAGCGCTACACGTATCGTGTGCTGAAGCGTGACTGCCTCGACCTGCCGCCCAAGGTCTATGTGCGCATCCCTATCGAGCTGCACCCGCTGCAGCAGCGTGCCTACAAGGACTTGCTGCGACGTTTGCGCGAGGGCTTGCTGGAGGGCGACAAGATGGGCAGGCCGTTGACGAAGCTCAACGCCATCATGTATTTGCAGCGCATCTTGCTGGGCACGCTGCCGGCGCCGATGACAGCATCGGGCCAGCACGAGCAGCTTGTCACGCCGGCGCAGAACCCACGGCTGCAGGCGTTGCTCGGCGAACTCGACGAGACGTCAGAGCAGGTCATTGTTTGGTGCCGCTATACCGATGACATTCGACTCGTGACGGGGGCACTCGTCGAAGAGTACGGTGCCGCGAGCGTCGTGCAGTATTACGGCGAAGTGGGGGGCGCCGAGCGTGATAGCGCGATTGCTCGCTTCAACAAGGGGGAGGCACGCTTTTTCGTGGGCAACCCTCAAGCGGGAGGTGTCGGGGTTGATGGGCTGCAGGTCGCGGGGCAGGTGCACTACTTCAGCAATTCGTTCAAGTACGATGAGCGCGTGCAGAGCGAAGATCGAGCGCATCGCATTGGGCAGCGCTTGAATGTTCGGTATGTCGATTATGAAACGGAGGGCACAGTAGACACGAAGATCCTGCGGGCTTACGAGGACAAGAAAGACGTTGCCGACGCTATTACGGGCGACGCATTTGAGGAGTGGTTGCGATGACTACAAGCGAGAAAGTGGGCACCGGCATCGTGTACGTGACGCAGGATGTCATGGTGCGCGGCGCCGACGGTGCTATGCAGCGCAAATTCAACACGGAGCCGGCACAGCAGTATGGCAGCGTGCGCACGTTGCTGGCAGGCAACACGCGCATGTTCAGCAGCGTGCACGTCGTGCGCATGTTGAAGGAGCAACTGCGCAGCTTCAGCGAGAACGACTACCTGCTGCTGCTCGGTGATCCGAGCGTGATGGCTGCGGCGAGCGCTATCGCTAGCGCACGCAACGGCGGACGCTTCAAGATTCTCGTGTGGGATCGCATGATGTTCGGTTACGTCCCCGTGCAGATCGACATCAGCGGCAAGGCGCTTTAACGGAGAAAGGGAAAATGATCAATTACGAGGAAGCAAGCACGCCTGACGCAACACAACTGGAGCAAATCAGCGTACTCGCCAAGAAGCAGCAGAAGCTTCTGCAGCTCGTGCAGCAGGCGGAGAATGCTTTAGCCACAGCACAAGCGGCGCTGCGGCAGGTGCAAGAGATCGACCTGCCTGACGCGATGCTCGCTGCGGGCTGCAAGGCGTTTACGCTCGACAGCGGCGACTCGATCAAGGTCGTCGAGGGCATCAGCGCGTCACTCAGCGCAGAGAAGCGTGTTGCCGCGTGTGCTTGGCTGCGTGATCACGGTTACGGTGATCTTGTGAGTGACGACGTGACCTTGAGCTTTGGCAAGGGGCAGGAGGACAAAGCTCGTGCGCTCGCGGTCGAGCTGATCGGGCGCGGGCTGATCCCGCGCGTCGTGACGAACGTCAACACCGGCACGCTGAAGGCGCTGATTCGCGAGAAGATGGAGGAGGGTGTCGACATGCCGCTTGACACGTTGGGCGCGTATCTGTGGCGCAAGGCCGAGATCAAGGGGCGCAGATGATCGTCGGCTTTACCGGCACCCGCGAAGGGCTTAGTGCGGGACAGCACAAAGCGCTTGCCACATTTCTGTCGACGATCGACATTGTCGAATTTCACCACGGCGACTGTGTGGGTGCTGACGCACAAGCCCACGACCTCGTGCGCAAGCTCAAACCGGCAGCTCGCATCATCACGCACCCCGGAAACAGTGTCGGATTCAGTGCGTCGAAAGTCGCCGACGAGTACGATAAAACACGCGACAACATCGAGCGCAATCGCTTGATCGTCGACCTGTGCCGTGTGCTGATCGCATGCCCATTGGGCCCCGAGGCACTGCGCTCAGGTACCTGGTCCACAGTACGCTACGCGCGCAAAGTAAGGCGCCCGCTTGTCATCATCGGACGCCAGGAGTAGTACGCCTTGAGATCGTCGGGCGTTAAACGTGACGATCACGCAGCACCTAAACGAGGAAGCAATCATGACCGAGAAAGAAGCCACGATGACGAAGCAACTGCCGGCGACGATCGACACGGCGCTGCTCGAGGAAGACGCCGGGGAGGGGTTTGAGAATGCGACGAGCGACAGTTACGCCATTCCGTTTCTGCTGATCCTGCAGTCGCTATCGCCGCAGTGCAAGAAGACCGACGGCGCCTACATCAAGGGCGCGGAAGAGGGCATGCTCTTCAACACCGTGACGCAGGAGCTGTTCGATGGGGACAAGGGTGTTGACGTGATCCCTTGCTACTACCGACGCGTGTTCTTGCAGTGGGCGCCGCGCGAGTCGGGCGGTGGCTTTCGTGGGGAGCACTTGCCCAGCGACCCCATGATCGAGACGACGAAGACCGACGCGCTAGGGCGCAACGTGCTGCCCAACGGCGATCTGCTCGTCGATACGCGTGTGCATTACGTGCTGCTGCTGCGTCCCGACGGGTTCAGTCCCGCGGTCGTGTCTCTCAGCTCGACGCAGGTCAAGAAGTCGAAGCAGTGGATGTCCAAGATGCAAGACGTGAAGATGAAGAACGCAGCGGGCGTGCCCTTCACGCCGCCGATGTTCTCCCACGTGTACCAGTTGACGACGACCCCCGAGTCGAATGACAAGGGCAGCTGGTATGGGCTCAAGGTCGTGATGAAAAGTCCGGTCGTCGACCCCGTCGTGTTCGCTGCTGCTAAGGAATTCAAGCGCCAGATCAGCAGCGGCGAAGTGCGTGAGCAGACCCCGCAAGCTGCGCACGCCACAGACACCGTAGACGAGGACGTTCCCTTCTAGGGCTCACAACGCGCGCTCGCGCTGACAGCCCGGAAAGACGGGCACCCACCCTATTCAGGGGGCGTGAATGTCTTTAGCCAGTGACTTTTTCGACCTGTACCGCGGGCTGCCGCGTGCACATGGTGTTTATTTTATGAACGACGCAACAGAGAACGAGAAGGGCAAGACGCAGGGTCGCGGCATGACCGTGATGGAGCCGCTGACGCTAGAAAAGTGGAACGAGCATCTAGCGGGGATCGTGGGCGTGGGTGTTGTGCCCATACGTGATGACGGCACCGTGCGGTGGGGCGCGATCGACATCGACGTGTACCCGCTCGACCTCAATGCACTGTTCGACCGTGTCAAAGAACTCGACCTGCCGCTGATCGTGTTGCGCACGAAGAGCGGCGGCGCCCATCTGACCTGCTTCACCAAAGAAGACGTGCCGGCAAAGCTGATGCGCACGCGCCTGCTAGAAATGGCGACCGCAATGGGCTACCCGGGCGTTGAGATATTCCCCAAGCAAGTGGCATTAGCCAGTGAGAAAGACGTCGGCAACTGGCTGAACATGCCTTACTTCAACGTCAGCAAGACGACGCGGCACGCTGTGTTGAAGGGGCGCGTGCTGACGGCCGACGAGTTCATTCAATACGCGCACAAGCTCGCGCTGACGGCGGCGCAGCTGGAGTCCTACGTTGTCAATCTGGGCACCGACTTCGCTGATGGGCCGCCGTGCTTGCAGACGATGGCGAAGCAGGGACTGGAGCATGGCGGGCGCAATGAGGCGCTGTTCGCATTCGGGGTGTACTGTCGCTTCAAGTACGCGCACGGGTGGGAGGGGGAGCTGCTCAAGCTCAATGACGAGTTATGCGAACCGCCGCTACCTAAGCGCGAGGTCATCACGCTGGTCAAGAGCCTCAATAGAAAGGACTATTTCTACCCCTGCAAGCGTGCGCCGTGCGTGAACTTCTGCAACAAAGAGATATGCCGCACACGAGAGTTTGGCATCGGGCAACAGGCTGACGAACTCGACATCACGCTGGGCACCCTCGTCAAGATCAACTACAAGGACAAGCCCATTTGGATCATCAGCGTGAACGGGGTACGGTTCGAACTCGACACTGAAGAGCTGATGAGCCAGCCTGCGTTTCATCGCATCTGCATTGACCGATTGAATCTGTGGCCGCACAAAGTGAAGCCAGCGACGTGGCAGATTACCGTGCAAGACAAGCTTGCCAACGTCGAAGTCGTCACGCCTCCTGACGACAGCAGTGACGAAGGGCGCTTCCTAGCCTACCTAGAACAGTACCTGACGACGACCGCGCTCGCCCGTGCGCAAGACGAACTGCTGCAGGGCAAGCCGTGGACCGACGACGGGTGGACGTACTTCCGCAGCAACGATCTGATGTCGTATCTCGACCGGCAACACTTCCGCGTGATCAATCAACGAGCAGCCTGGACCATACTGCGCAAGTCGAATGCTGTGCACAAGCAGTTCCAGATCAAGGGGCGCTGTGTGATGGTGTGGGGTGTGACGACGCCCTCACGACAGAGCGAGCCGCACGAAGTGCCCGACGCGCTCGCCAAAGTCGCCGAGTTCTAATGCAACTCTGCGCGCAGCAGCAAGTCATTCTGGGCCCGCCTGGCTGCGGGAAGACGACCGCGCTGCTCACGCTCGTCGAGCAGCACATCGAGCAGGGCATCGCGTCTGAACGCATAGCCTACTTCAGCTTCACCCGCAAAGCAGTCGACGTCGCCAAGACCCGGGCCCGCGAGCGCTTCAGCTTGAGCGATGACGCGCTGCCGTTCTTCCGCACTGTGCACTCCATGGTGTTCGCACTGAACGGGCACACACGCAGCGACGTGCTCGGCCCGTCGCAGTATCGCGAGATCGCTGAGGCGCTCGGCATAGCGTTTGGCAGCGGCGGCATCGACGACAGCACCGGGCTTGTCATGGGCGCGGCGGAAGGGGACCGGCACCTATTCATTGACGGCTTGGCGCGAGCCCGTCGCGTCTCGCTGCAGCAGCAGTGGGAGGAGATGCCGCTCGATCTCGACTTCCGCGCGATCGAGCGCACGGTCGCCGCGGTAACACGCTTCAAGCAAGCGCACGCGCTCGTCGACTTCACCGACATGCTGGAGACGTATGGGCGCGACGGCTTTCCGCTTGACGTGGACGCGGCGTTCATTGACGAGGCCCAGGATCTGTCGACGCTGCAGTGGGACACGCTGCGACGTCTGCTGCAGTCGTGTCCCGTGCTGTATATCGCCGGCGACGATGACCAAGCCATCTATCGCTGGAGCGGAGCTGATGTGCGGCGCTTCTTGGCGCTGTCGGGCGATCGCCATGTGCTGGCGCAGAGTTGGCGCTGCCCGCGTCACGTGCACCGTGTCGCTGACGACATCAGCACACGCATCAACACACGCATCAACAAGTCCTGGGCCCCGCGCGAGACCGAGGGCTACGTCGAGCACTTGCAATCGCTCGACGGGTTCGACTTCGCCGCATTGCAAGGGACCACGCTGCTGCTCGCACGCAATGCCTACCTGTTAACGCTGTTCACGGAGCAGTTGCGTCAACGGGGGCTGACGTATCGCACGCAGCACGGGGCGCACAGCGTGCGCCCGGCGCATGCCCGTGCCATCTACGCCTACACGCACCTGATGAAGGGGCTGCCCATTCGCGGGAGTGACGCCAAGTCGATTTACGATCAACTGCGCTCAGGCATCGGGGTGCGGCGGGGCTTCAAGGCGCTGCATGGTCTTGAGAATGACGTCGAGATCGACCTCAGCGCACTGCGTGCGACGCACGGGCTGCTGGCTGAGGGACCTTGGTATGAAACGCTCGACGGCATCGCCGGGCGCGATCTCATGTACTACCGCAGCGTGCTGCGCGGCGGCGGTAACTTGCTTGCGGAGCCGACGATTCATGTCAACACGATCCATGGCGTCAAGGGGGGCGAGGCTGATAACGTCGTCGTCTGCCCTGACATGGCTTGGCAGACGCAACAGCACTTCGAACGTGACCCCGACGACGAGCATCGTGTGGCGTACGTTGCAGTGAGCCGGGCCAAGTCCAATCTGTTCCTTTTAGCCCCGGCCACCAAGAATTTCTACCCTTATTTTTGACCTAAAACCAAGGGGTTAAAATAGCGCTTGCTAGGTAACTTGGCTTTCGCCGATAATTGTGTCTCGTGCTCGCGCACGAGCGACCACCCCCCAGAAAGCCAGAAAGGAAACACGAAATGACGACGACAAGCAACGCAGCAGCGCCGACGATCGAAGTGTTCCTCGTTCGTGTCCGCGACGTGTACGCCAAGTGCGATGTCGAAGAAGCCGACGTGCTGTCGAAGCAAGAAGCCGACGCGTGGGTGAAGGAATGGCGCTCGATGTACTCGCGCGAAGACGGGTTCCGCGTGACGTGCAAGATCGTTCTTCGCTAACTCAGAAAGCCAGAAAGGAACATGATCATGAACCTGACCAACAACGAACTTCTCGCCCTTCGCGCCATTTTCAACAGCGAATATCAAGGCGGCGACTCGCCCGAGTGCGTCGTCAACAACCAAGTCTGGACCAGCTACTGCAACCCGTTCAATTCGAAGCGCACCTTCTCTGGCGTGATCGCGTCACTCGTCAAGAAGGGACTCGTCAAGACCGGCGGGAGCAGCGCCGACGCGAACCACGCCGCCGGGTGCGACGGCACCACGCTAGCCCTCACCCTCGACGGCTACAACGCCGCGCGCCACAACTGAGAAAGAGAGCCATGAACGCACGCTTCCAATTCAACACGGGCCGCCTCTACACGCAAGAGGGGCAAGTCATTGTCGCAACGAACGACGGGGCGACGATCCTGTTCAATGACACGTCGCGCAGTGTGATGGGCGCGATCCTGTGCAACGAGTTTACCTGCGACCTGACGGGCACGGGACTCGCTGATCACGTCATGCGCTGCTACGACCGCGGGAACTACCGGGGCATCAGCAGCAGCGAAGCGCCGCAGCTCGACAGAGCCGCTCCCGTTGTGCACGTGTACTGAGCCAACTGAGAAAGAGAGACAGCCATGACCAAACGAGTCCCGATCGCGATCGACACGACCGTCGCCGGCGCGATCAACACAGCATTCGGCGTGCTTGAAGAACTCGCCGAAGAGATGCGCGAAGCGTACGAAAACACGCCCGAATCGCTGCAGAGCAGCGCAGTCGGCGAGGCGCGCAGCGAAGCTGCTGATGCGCTTGAGTCGATCAGCGAGCCCGACATGCCCGAGTGGGCCGCCGACGTTGCAGTCAAGTTCACGCTGCTGCCGTTGAAGCGCAACGCGTCACGCAGCGCGCGTCGCGATGAAGCTGTCGAGTACGCCCGCCAAGCCTTTGAGGCGCTTGAGGCGCATCGTGAGCAGCAAGCTGCCATCGAGACGACCGACGACGAAAACACTGACCTTATCGACGCACTCGACGCACTGCTCGACGAGACGCAGACCATGATCGACGAAGCCGAAGCCGTCGAGTTCCCCGGGATGTACGCATGAACGACTTCCGCGAACTCGTCAACGTGCTAGCCCCCGCGCTCGGCATGACCCCCGATCAACTGCTGGGCCAGATCGCCGCACGCAAAGCACGCGCAGAGCGTCAAGCGCAGCGCGCGTCAGCACGCTACACCGACGCGCTGCACCACATCACTGTCGAGCAAGCTGCGCAGATCGAGCTGCTGCGCAGCGAGCACAGCGCACGCATGCAGAGCGGGATCCGACAACATCGCGTGTCGGAGAACGTCGTCGTGTTCATGCAAGCGCAGAAGTGGAACGCTGCTGTCGGGCGCATGGGCACGAAGCTGTATGCCGTGTATCCCGACGGGAGCCGCAGCGAGACGTTTGAACGCAGCATTTCTGTGCGTCGCGATTTCTGATCATGCTGAACTACTGCCGCGGCGGATTCGGGGTGCCCTCGCAGGGCGGGGCACGTTGGGCCAACTACGCTGTGTGTGAAGTCTGCGGTAAGCGTGTGCAAGTCACGCAGTCGGGACGACTGCGCGCGCACGGGACGACACGCACAGCACCTACCACTGAGAAAGGGAAGAAATGAAGATCAACCTCACCGACAGCCAGTTCAACACGCTGCTGACCGCGCTCGTCGCGGCGCAAGATCAGTTCTACACAGACGCGCACGCGAGCGACGCAGCGAACCTGCCGCGACTCGGCGAGCAGTTCCGCCGCCAGGCGGACGAAGCTCGTGCGCTGTTCCGGTACATCGCGAGTCAAGAGAGCGAGGTCACCCATGTCTAAGCGTCAACCCGTCGTCGAGTTCGACTCCACCCCATTCGAATTCAGCCACGGGCGCTGCCCGAAGGGGCGCGGCTCGTGGGCGTTCAGCGTCGAGCGCAATCCCGATGTCACGTCGCCGGCCGTGCTGTTCTCCCCGTCGATGACGTACGGCGAGGCGAAGCGCTTCGCCCGCGAGCACTTCCGCAAGCTCGCGTCCCACGAGTCACACATCACGCTGTACGTTCTCAGCTAGGGGTCCATAGGACAGCGCACAGCGCTGTCTCCTGCGTCTCTAGCGCAGGCTCACAACTCAGAAAGGAAGGACAGAATGTTCAAACACACTCCCTGGCGCGTCACCGAACGCAGTGGGGCAATCCGCGGCCTCGACATCATGTGCGGCAACATTCGCATCGCCGCTGTCAGCATCGCAAACCCAAAGGCTGCCAAGCATGCTGTGTTAATCGCTGCTGCGCCTGACCTGCTGGGCGCGCTGCGTGAGGCGCGCCACTTCGTCGGCTCTGAGAGTTTCAACCTGCGCCTGATGAACGAAATCGACGCCATTCTTGCCAAGTTGGAGGGATAATCATGACGTTCATCCCCTCCCCGCAACAGGCTGCCTTCTTCGAATGGGTGCAGCACGGCGAAGGCTCGTGTGTGCTCGAGGCTGTCGCCGGCTCCGGCAAGACCACGACGCTGATCGAAGCGCTGAAGCTGATGAAGGGCCAAGTGTTCTTCGGCGCCTACAACAAGAAGATTGCCGAAGAGATCGCCGCCCGCGCGCCCAAGACCCCGGGTCTGTTCATCAGCACCATGCACGCTGCGGGCTTCCGCGCGTGGCGTCGTGCTGCAGCCGGCGTGCAAGTCAACAGCACGAAGTGCCGCGGCCTGTTCCGCCAGCTGAACATCGCGCAGGAGCTTGAGGCGCCGACACTCGCGCTCGTCAGCTACGCGAAGCAAGCGGCAGCCGGCGTCACGACGCAGACGATCAGCGAAGCGTTCTGGCACGACACCATCGAGCACTTCGACGTCGACACGCTCGACCGTGACGCCGAAGTCATCGAGGCTGCGCTCGCTGTGCTGTCGCGCTCGCAAGAGACCGACCACATCGAAGTCGACTTCGATGACATGATCTATGCGCCCCTGTTCCACCGGGCGCGCATGTTCGAACACGACTGGGTGTTGATTGACGAGGCGCAAGACACCAACGCAGCCCGTCGTGCGCTGGCGCTGCGGCTTCTGCGTCGCGGCGGCCGGCTTGTAGCGGTCGGCGATCGTCATCAGGCCATCTACGGGTTCACGGGCGCTGACGCTGACGCGCTCGACCTCATCGCCCAAGCAGTGTCCGCGGCGCCGATGCCCCTGACGGTGACGTATCGCTGCCCGAAGGCTGTCGTGCGGTGCGCGCACCAGTGGGTGCAGCACATCGAGGCGCACGAGAGCGCCCCGGAAGGGCGCGTGTCGAGCGTCCCCGCAACTCAGCCGCTCGTCGGGCTCGTGCAGCCCGGTGACGCGATCTTGTCACGCTTCAACGCCCCGCTCCTCGGGCTCGTCTACAAGTTCATTGCAGCCGGCGTCCCCGCGCAGATCGAAGGGCGCGAGATCGCTGTTGGACTCAAGCAGCTCGCACGTCGCTGGCGCGTCAAGTCATTCGACAAGCTGCTCGACCGTCTTGAGACCTACGTCGAGCGCGAAGTCGCCAAGTACCGTGCCAAAGAGCAAGAGTCACGTGCTGCAGCGATCGAAGACAAGGCCGAGTGCCTGCGCGTGCTAATCGATCGCGTGCAGCGTATCGACCCGAGCCCGCTCGATGTCGTGCAGCGCTTGTGTGATGAGATCGACCAGCTGTTCGGCGACACGAGCAACGGGCAAAGCGCTGCGCTCGTGCTGCTGTCGACGATTCACAAGAGCAAGGGTCGCGAGTGGGAACACGTGTTCTGGCTGCAGACGGGCCCGAGCAAGTGGGCACGCAAAGCGTGGGAGCTGGAGCAGGAGTCCAATCTCTGCTACGTCGCCGCGACGCGCGCCAAGTCTGAACTGTTCTTGGTGGGGCTGTGATGGTGAGAGCGTTTCTGTGCTGGGTCTGCACGCTCGCAGTGTGTGCGGTCGTGTGGGTGGGTATCGTGAAGTTTCTGTTGACGTTCAACAACTGAGAAAGGGTGACAGATGAACAAGCACACACCGGGACCGTGGAAGCAAGACACGTTAGGGCGCACGACTGTCTGGGCGCCCGGCGCCGGCAAGAATGCTGTGGCAGTGTGTCAGGGGCTTGAGCGTGACGAGAACATTGCCAACGCTCGCTTGATCGCTGCGGCGCCGGAACTGTACGCGGCGCTGCGCGATGCGCTCGACGCACTCAAGACTGGGACGGCTGAATCTGCCGCAGCCGTGCTGATAGATGCTGGCCGCGCTGCGCTCGCGAAGGTGGAGGGCGCATGACCACGCGCATTCGCAAGACCGTCAAACGCGTCACGCTGACGCCGCTGGCTAACTACGGCGCCGACCGCAAGCTCATCGTGGTGTCGATTCAGCCCGGCGACGTGCTGGGCTTTCGTCTGCTGCGCTCGCGTCGCGAGTACCTTCTGTCGATCGGCGAGGCGATGCGGTACGCGATACGCCTCGAAGTCAACCGCAAGCGAGCTGAGAAGATCGCCGCGCGCAAAACGAAGAAAGGGTAGCCATGTCGCAATACGACGAACTGGTCGATCATGCCCACACGCTTGCCACGGGGCTGCTGCTGGGTTCGAAGTCGTGGCTGGGTGAGCTTAAGGACTTTGACGAACGCGAGGCAATACTCCTCGGCTTCGATCTGATGCACATCGCTGCGGAGGAGCAGTGCTCGCTGATCAAGGCGGCGAAGATTCTGCTCAAGCGCATCAACCCCGCGTCGCTCGACGGCTACGTGCGCACGCTGCGCAAAGAGGGGGTGGGATGATCACTGCACGCAAGCACGGCGGCGACGATCGCGCGTCGTGGGCAGTGTTCATCGACGGGCGCGTGTACGTCTCAGGTCTTGAGCGTCACGAGGTCGCCTACTACAAACGCATGGCACAGGAGACAGTCATGAAGCAGAACGACGAGAAAGACGACAGCAGCTGGAACGTGCCCGAAGAGTTCGTGGGCGTCCGTGCCTGGGGCCGGTACCTGGGGTCCTTCGACTATTACATCGAGCAAGAGCAGCGCCGCGCGGTGCGTACGCAGGCGCCGATTGACGCTCTCTACTACGACGACAAGAAGAAAGCGTGGGTGTGCGTCGACTCGCTGTCCCCGACCCACCCGTTCCGTGAAGTGTACCGACTCGCTGTCGAGGCGCGTCAGGCTCAACTGCGGGGTTGACATGAAAACACCCTACCCGATCAGTGAGTGCAGCGTGCGCCCCTTTCATCTGTGGGACGCGAACGAGAAACGCGCGCTGCGTTGGCGCTATTACAGTGACCCGAAACGCGCGCACATGGGCGCGCTGATCGAAGCCCGTTGGGCTGCGGTCGGCAAGACCATCGAAGTGTTCAGCGCGACGAACGGCAAGCTGCTGGGCCAGTACACGCGACGCCACAACCGCATCGACTTCACCGGAGCATGATCATGGGACAAAAGTGGAGCAAGGAACAGACATTGAAGTTCCAGCGCACGATGAGAGCCAAAGCTAAACAACGAGCAGCGGCGGCGCGCGCGACAACAAGCATCCCGCTCGACACGATCCCCGACAAGTCGCCCAAGCTGCGCCCCTCACGGGCAAAGGGCAACGAGTCGATTCAAATGGCGCGGCTCAATGTCGCGCTGGAACTTACGCGCATCCTGCGCACGTTGCTGGTCTAGGGGAGGGATCATGGCAATCATCAAAGGCTGGGCACTGAAGCCCCATCTCGCGAAACCTCGTACCGTGCGCATCGCATCGACGGGCCTGCGCTTCCTCGGCATGATGTCGCCGCCCATGGATGTGCAGATCACGTTCATCGACGAAGCGAGGCGCGAGCTTATCGAAGTCTACCTGACGAACGAAGCCGAGGCGCGCAACGTCGTGCAGATCCTTAACGACTTTCTCGCCCGTCGTGCGAGCGTCACTAACGCCACCAGGAGCAACTAGCATGGCACACGAGATCGACATGAGCAACGGGCGCGCCAACATGGCCTACGTCGGTGAGGTTCCTTGGCACGGGCTGGGCAGCGAGCTGCAGGAGGGCGCGAGCATCGACGAATGGCTCGTCGCTGCGGGGATGAACTTCACGCTGCACATGCACCCCGTGATGTACTACAACCCGAAAATCAACGCCATGCGCGTCGTCGATGACCGCCGTGTGATCGTGCGCGACGACACGCACGAGGCCCTAAGCGTCACGAGCGCCACCTATGAACTCGTGCAGCCGCGCGACGTTCTGGAGTTCTACCGCGATCTTGTCAGCGCTGCGGGCTTTCGTCTCAACACGGCCGGCGTGCTGCGCGGAGGGCGCAAGTATTGGGCGCTTGCTGAGTTAGGCGAGGAGGCTATGATCGGTGTGGGCGTCGACAAGATGAAGGGCTATCTGCTGCTGGCAACGAGCTGCGACATGAGCCTCGCGAGCACGGGGATGTTCACCGGCGTTCGTGTCGTCTGCGCCAATACGTTGAGCTTCGCGGTCACGGGTGCTGAAGGCGATGCCAAGCGACACGTGAAAGTGCCGCACAGCAGAGTGTTCAACCCCGCGCAAGTCAAGGCGCAATTGGGCATCGCGAGTGCCAGCTGGCACGCGTTCATCGAGCAATCGCGCAAGCTCGCCGAGACGGACGTCGAGAAGGTGCAAGCGGTCGAGTGGCTTGCACGCGTGTTCGGCGACGCTGAGAAAACAGCCGCGGAGCAAGACGCCTCGGCAACACGCACGATGCAGCGCGTCCTTGATCTCTTCAACGGAGCCGGGCGGGGAAGCGACTTGCCAACCGCTGCAGGTACAGCGTGGGGGCTCGTCAACGCAGCGACCGAGTACCTTGATCACCATCGCAACGAGCGCAGCCCCGGCAATCGTCTCGACCGCGCATGGTTTGGCGACGGGGCAGTGCTGAAGCAGCGTGCATGGGACGAAGCGCTTGCGCTCGTCACCGTTTGACGAAGTCTGTGGCCGTGATATACAGTTGTCTTTCGTCGGCGATTGTCGACGCTACCGCGGGCTTACCCCGCGTCACCAATGTAGGCAGAAAGGAAAACGCCATGACGTACTACCTTATCCACGACGTGACCCCGGTCGGTCGTTTCGATAGCAAAGCGGCAGCCGCCGCAGCCCGTGATGCCCTCGGCATCGAGCGCGACGCACTCATCGTGTCTTCGGTCGAAGACTTGACGGGCCTGAAGATCAGCGACATGCGGCTCATGCGTGCAGCGTTGCGTGTGCCGCGTCCCGTTAGCGACATGCGTGCTGCAGCGACGAAGCTCGCCGACAACGACCCCGACCTTGCCCGCCGCATCAAGGACAAGCCCGTCGCTGCACGCGCGCTGCTGAAGGCGCTTGAGGCACATGACTTCGTGCCCGTCTCGACAGCAGTGAAGAACGGCAAGAAGCCCGCCGCGAAGAAGAAGGAAGCCAAGGCGCGTCCCAGCGCCAAGCGTCACTTGCGCACGTTGTTTGCTCGCAAGGGCAGCGAGCACACGCTCGACGAGATGATGGCAGACGGCAGCGACAAGTTCACGCGCAGCGCTGTCATGACCGCCGTGAGCGATCTGAAGAACCCCAAGTATTGCGGCCCCGACGGCGAGATCACCATCGAGCGTCTGAAGGATCGCGAGGACAACGTCTACAAGCGTGTGGGGTAGCAATGTTCGGCACGAATCCCCTGCGACGCGTTGTCGTGGGGGCCGGTGACGAACTCGACGTCCAAGCCGTGTTCGGCACGATTCAGGGGGAGGGCCCGTTAGCGGGTTCTCCTTCTGTCTTTGTGCGTCTGTGGGGCTGCAATCTGCGCTGCCACTTCTGTGACACGGACTTCGAAAGCAGCACGTGGCGCCCGTCGCTCGACGAGCTGTTCGCACGCATCAAAGCTCAAGACGTTTGCGCCGACTTGATCGTGCTGACCGGCGGCGAGCCGCTGCGACAGCCGATTGGCAAGTTCATCGAGCGAGCCCTCGACAGCAGCTGGCGCGTGCAGATCGAGACGGCCGGCACTGTCTGGCCCGAGAGCATGTATAGCGACAGCGTGCAGCGTCGTCTGCATGAGGGCTCGCTGGTGCTCGTCTGTTCCCCTAAAACCGGGCGCGTCCACGCGCAGATCGAGCGCTGGTGTCGGCACTTCAAGTACATCACGTGTGCTGCTGACGACGGCCCGATTACCGCGGTACGTGAGTCAACACAGACGCGGGGGCTACGCGCCAAGCTGTACGTGCCCTTCAACGATGCGACGATCTGGCTGCAGCCGCGCATGGACTACACGCCCACGGGTGCCGTTGACACCGTCGCCACCGAAGCGAACACGCAGCAGGCGGTACGCTTGTGCATGCGGTACGGGTATCGCCTGTCGCTTCAAACACACAAACTCCTGGGGGTCGAATGACGAGCGGTTCAGCGGTTGTCGTTTTGTCGGGCGGGCAGGACAGCACCACAGCCCTGTTCTGGGCCAAGGGCTTGTTCGATGAACTTTACGCCATCACGTTTGACTACGGGCAGCGGCACAGCATTGAAGTCGATGCTGCCATGAAAGTCGCAAAGCTCGCCGGCGTCGCAAAGCACGAAGTGATCGACTGCGCAGGCTTGCTGTGCAGCGCCAGCCCGTTGACGAGCAGCGCGCCGCTTGAGAAATATGCCGACTACAAGCAGATGGACAAAGTGATCGGCAAGCGTGTCGAGGTCACCTTCGTCCCGATGCGCAACACATTTTTCCTCACGCTCGCGATGAATCGTGCGGTCGCGTGGGGCGCTCGCCGTGTCGTCCTTGGCATCTGTCAAGAAGATAATGCCAATTACCCTGACTGCACAGAGAGGTTCCGCGGCTCGTTCGAAACGATGACCAACATCTCTCTAGGGCGCCGTCTTCTCGCTGAACGTATCTGCCTCCTTGCGCCGTTGATGCACATGAGCAAGGCGCAGACGTGCCAACTTGCACACTCGATGCCCGACTGCTGGGAGGCGCTTGCTTACACGCATACGTCCTACGACGGGCGGTACCCGCCGACCGACATGAATCACGCCAACGTGTTGCGGGCACACGGTTTTGAGCAAGCGGGCCTGCCCGACCCGCTCGTGCTGCGCGCCGTGCGTGAAGGGCTGATGGAGTTGCCCAACACAGACAACTATAGCGACTTTGTCGTGGCCCGAGGCTAGCATGCCCATATACGCATCGAGATACCACGACTTCACTAGCGGGCACCGCGTGCACAATCACGAGTCGAAGTGTGCTTACCTGCATGGGCACAACTATCGCGCCCACTTCACAGTGACGCCCATCAAGGAGCTTGACGCACTAGGACGTGTCGTCGACTTCAGCGTTCTGCGCGTGACGCTTTGCGCGTGGCTAGAGTCTGCGTGGGACCACAGGTTTCTCGCGTGGGAACGCGACCCCGTGATGCGCGAGCTGTCACAACTGCAAACGTCCGAGGACGCCCGTCGCGTGCTCAGTGAGAGCATCGTCTGGGTGCCCTTCAATCCCACTGCAGAAAATATGTCCACATACTTGCTCAACGTCGTCGGCCCGCGTCTGTTGCAGAATACGAATGTGCGCCTGACGCGCGTCGTGCTCGAGGAGACGCGCAAGTGCAGTGCGGAGGCCTCGCTATGATGACCGAGGGGCTTATCGAAAGACTCTTGTCCAATCTCGATCCCCTGCCTGACCGTGAAGGGTTGCGTGACACCCCGCGACGTGTCGCAGAGGCTTGGGACTTCTGGACAAGCGGGCATCGGGAGAACATCGACGACGTGCTCAAGTCGTTCGCCGACGGCAGTGATGGTTACGACGAGATGGTCATCGAGACCGACATCCCGGTGTACTCAAAATGCGAGCACCATCTCGCTGACATCTTCGGCGTGGCGCACGTCGGGTATATTCCCAACGGGCGCATCGTGGGGCTGTCTAAGATCGTGCGCGTCGTCGAGCACTTCGCGCGACGTCTGCAAGTGCAGGAGCGCCTGACTGTGCAGATCGCCGACACGCTGCACGCTGCGCTGCACGCGCAGGGAGTGGGCGTCGTGCTGCAGTGCCGACATATGTGCATGGAGTCGCGAGGCGTCAATCGTCCGGGCGTCGTCACGACGACGACATGCCTGCGCGGGGCCCTTCGTGAAGAGCCCGAGACGCGCGCCGAGTTTCTTGCGATGGTCAACGGGAGGCGCTCGTGCTGAACGATAGCCTCGACAAAGTCATCGGCAGTTATTTCAGCGTGGTCAACGCTGCGCCCTTCACCTACAAGCGCAAGACGTATGACCCGCGTCCGCTGCGTGTCAGCCCTGCACTTGCCCGTGGGCTCATCTGCCCCCCGCAGTGTGCCGGCTGCTGCCCTCGCTTCTCGCTGGACTATCTGCCCTTTGAAGACGTGCCCTATGCGTTGCCCTCGCGACAGATCGTCGTCAACGGCAAGGAGTTCGCAGTGCTGTCTGATCTGCAAGAGCCGGGGTGGCACTGCAAGAACGTCGACATGATAACGGGGCGCTGCGTCGTGCACGGCAAGCAGCCCTTCAGTTGTGACTTTGAGATCGTGCGCACCAAGCACTTCACGAGCGCCAACATAAGCAATCAACTGCTCACTGCGCCCTTCGGGCGTGCCTGGGCATTGAAACGTGTTGACGACGAGCGCGGGGCGCTGTGCGAAATTACGCCGGTGTCATACCAGAACGCGCAAGAGGCTGCGCGCAAGCTGCGACGACTCGCACGTTGGATGGAATACTTTGAAGTGCCCCACCGGATCGATCCCATCACGCTCTGGCTTGAGCGTGGCGACTACCAGTCAGGAAAGCCCCTCCTCATATGAGCAAACTCAAAGCACTTGGCAGCGGCACAGGCTACGTGTACGACAGGCCCAACCGCGAGATGCTTGAGCGCTTCGCTGCGCCCTCAAGCATCTCAGCAGCGAACCCGCGGGGCACGCATCAGTCGATCACCATACGGGCGCCCGAGTTCACGAGCTTGTGCCCCATCACCGGACAACCCGACTTCGCCACGATCGTCATCGACTACGTGCCCGACCAATGGTGCGTCGAGTCGAAGTCATTGAAGCTGTATCTGGGCGCGTATCGCATGGAGGGCGAGTTTCACGAGGCGTGCGTGAATAAAATTTGCAACGATCTCGTGGCCGTGCTCGACCCTAGCGCGCTGACTGTGCGCGGCGAGTTCACTCCGCGCGGCGGCATCCCGTTCTGGCCCACGAGCAGGTACCTGAAGAAATGAGATTGTTCTTCTCTGGGTGGGGGCACAAGAACGTCGAATTCGACGAGCGCGTCAGCACGCTTGGCACGCGCTATCGCTTGCTGTCGTGCCACGGCGACTACCTGCGCCCCGCCCATCACTTCAGCCGCGCCCTGCACACGCTACAACAGCCGTTCGAAATCATGTATGACAGCGGCGCCTTCACAGCGTGGAGCAAGGGCAAGGAGATCACGCTCGACGAGCTGATCGCGGTGTATGACGAGATGATCGCCAAGTATGAGAGCGGGGCGCAAGCCATTTGGCTCATCTCGCTCGACAAGATTCCGGGCAGCCCCGGGCGCACCGCGACACCCGACGAGATCGACGAGGCGTGCCGCATCAGCGACGAGAACTTCGCCGTGCTGCAAAAGCGCTACGGCAAGCGTGTGCTGCCCGTGTTTCATCAGAACGAATCAGCGCAGCGCTTGCGCGACGTCGCAGCCATGGCGGATTACATCTGCGTGTCGCCGCGCAATGACTTGCCCGAGCGCTCGCGTCGTCGCTGGGCGATGGAGGCGCATGCCGACATCCCCGGCAAGAACACGCACGGGCTCGCCACCACAGGCTTCTCGATGATGTCCCAAGTCCCGTGGGGCAGCGTTGACAGCGCGACGTGGATCTGGCTCGCGATGAACGGCGCTGTGTTTTACAGCAAGACGCTGCGCGGGCTGCAACTGTCGAGCAAGTCGGTTACGCTGAAAGACACGGGCAAGCACTACCGCACGCTGTCAACAGTCGAGCAGCAAGCGTTTACCGAATCGGTCGAGCGTCGCGGGTTCACGATTCACGAGCTGGAAGACAACTTCTACCACCGCATCATCTTCAACCGCGTGATCATGACCGAGACCTACACGACACTGCCCACCCCTGCGCAAATCGCACACAACGTACCCGTCGAACAATCATTGTTTGGACTATGATCGAGATCCTTGAACTCGTGGCCGGCGCCGTCAGCACGAAGGACCTCGTGCCGGTGCTGTCGCACTTCTGCATCTACAATGGGCGCATCCAAGGCGCCAACGGCAGAGTCGCGATCGACGCTGCCTGCCCAGGGCTCGATGATCTCACTGCGGCAGTGCCTGCCGATCGATTCCTGCGCGCTGTTACAGCATGCGGCGGCGAGCCTCGCCTGCGTGTCAACGAAGACGGGACGCGCCTCACGATCAGTCGCGGACGCTTTCGCGCGACGCTGTCACTGCTGCCCGCGTCGTATCAACTAGAAGAACCGCCGACGGGCGAGCGTATCAAGTTGCCGCAGCCCTTGCTGCCGGTGCTGCGTCGTCTTGCGCCGTTCGTCTCGACGGACGCATCACGTCCCTGGGCGTGCTCGGTACTCGTGCGCAACGGCTACGCCTACGCGACGAACAACGTGGCGATCGCCCGCGTGCCGCTCGCCGGGATCGACTGCGTGTTCCCCGCCGCCGGCATCGACGAGATCCTGCGCATCGACGAAGAGCCGACCGCGCTGCGAGTGTCGTCGACTGCGTGCTGGGTCGAGTTTTCGCGCTGCTGGCTGAAGATGCAATTGTTGCAGCAGCCGTGGCCCGACTCGCTTGCGCGCCTGATTGAACTCATGAACACAGACGCGCTGCCCGAGCTGCCGGCATCGTTGCGCGACGACGTGCTGCTGCTCAAGCCGTTCTTTCCCGACACGAGTCTGCCCGTGATACTGATGGGCCCCGAGGGCATCAGCACACAAGACGGCAAGCACAGCGCTGCGATCGAGGGCATGACGCTGCCCAAGGCCGCGTTTCGACTTGAGTCTCTGGCGCCGGTGCTCGAGGTCGCGACCCATGCCGACTTCGCGCTGTCCCCAAGCCCCTGGCGGGGCGACAATATCGTGGGGCTGTTGTCAGGGGTGCGCGTGTGAGTCGTCACGACAACATCGGATTCTTTTGGGAGGATCAAGAGCGACAGTCGGCGCGCGGTGCGGCCCCTGTTGCTCGACAGATGCCCCCGATCCCCGACACCGGCTGGCGCCCACCGACAGAGTTCCCGCGACTCGATGCAGCATCACGCATCGCGATTGACTGCGAGACCTACGATCCGACACTGCTGTCGAAGGGCCCGGGCGTGCGCACCGGCGGCTACATCGTGGGACTCGCGATCGGGACAGACGACGCGCGTTGGTACTTCCCGATGCGCCACAGCGTTCAAAGCGAGATGAACCTCGACCCGGACGCCGTCATGCACTGGGCGCGCGATCAACTCCGCGACGCGCGGCAGCCCAAGGTCGGGGCCCATCTGCTTTACGACCTCGACTTTCTAGCGGAGGCCGGTGTCACTGTCGCGGGCCCGCTGCTCGACGTACAGATCGCCGAGCCCTTGCTCGATGAGAATGCGCCCAGCTTCTCGCTCAACGCGCTCGCCCGCAAGCATCTGGGTGAGAGCAAAGTCGAGGAGGCACTGTACTCGTGGGCGGCACTTGCCTACGGCGGCCCTGTCGATCGTTCGCAGGCTAGCAACATTCACCGCAGCCCACCCTCGCTCGTCGGACCCTACGCTGAGGGCGACGTCGATCTGCCGCTGCGCATTCTCGACAAGCAGCAGACGCAGCTTGCAGCCGAGAACCTCACCGAGTTATTCGACATCGAAAGCAGGCTGATCCCGCTGCTGCTCGCGATGCGTCGTCGTGGGGTGCGTGTCGATCTCGACGCTGCACAGCGTGCCTACGACTCGTTCAGCCGCCGCATCGAGCATGTCGAGCGAGGGTTGGGCGGCATCAACGTCTTTGCCGCAGAAGAGATCGCAGCCTACTGCCGGAAGCACCGCATCGAGTTCCCGCTGACTGAGAAGGGCAACCCGTCATTCACGGCTGACTTTCTCAAGCGACATGACAACGCACTCATCCGCAGCATCACCGACGTCCGCAAGTGGTACAAGACACGCGACACATTCATCAAGGGCTACATTCTCGACTCCCACGTTAATGGGCGCATCCATGCGCAGTTCAATCAACTGCGCAGCGACGATAAAGGCGCCGTCAGCGGGCGTTTCAGCAGCAGCAACCCGAACCTGCAGAACATCCCCGCGCGTGACGAAGAGATCGGCCCACTCATGCGCTCGATGTTCTTGCCCGATGAGGGCGAGAGCTGGGCACGTTTCGATTGGTCACAGATCGAGTTCCGCTTTCTCACACACTACGGGCGCGGGCGCGGCGCATCTCGTGCGCGCGAGATGTACCGCAGCAATCCCAAGACCGACTTTCACCGCATGGTCTCTGATCTCGTGTGGCCGAGTCAGCCGGAGATGCGCAAGCCCGCCAAGAACATCAACTTCGGGCTCGTGTACGGCATGGGTGAGCCGCACATGGCTGAGACGCTGGGCCGCACGCTTGACGAAGTGCGTCCGCTGTTCGAAACGTACCACACCCAACTGCCCTTCGTGAAGACGACCTACAACGCAGCGTCGAACGTCGCAGCGTTGCGCGGGTACATCATCACGATCCTCGGGCGCCGTCGTCGTTTCGAACGCTGGGAGAGCACGCATTACAAGGAACGCGATCAGACATACACTACACGCGAGGAAGCTCTCGCTGCTCACCCTCGTTCGAACGTGCGCCGCGCCTTCGTGCACAAGGCGCTGAACGCGCTGCTGCAGGGCAGCGCCGCTGACCTGATGAAGAAGGCCATGGTCGAGCTTTGGGAAAGCGGGCTGTGTGCGCTGCTGGGCGCTCCGCTGCTGACCGTGCACGATGAGCTTGACCTCAGTGTTCAGGAGGGCCGCACGCCGCTATTGCTCGACGTCAAGCACATCATGGAGAACTGCATGACGTTGCAGGTGCCGATCATCGTCGAGCTTGAGCAGGGCCCGAATTGGGGGTCCTGTGTCTAAGGAGGACACGCTATGGACTTGGTTCTATGGCGGGCTGCATTCGTTCGGGCATCTGATGCGCGTGGAGAATGTCGTGCAGCCGGGCACCCCGGACGTCAACTACGTCATCGGGCGCAGAGAGGGGTGGGTCGAGCTGAAGAGCCGGGCCGATCTTCCGGCCCGAGCGAGCACCCCCTTGTTCACGCGTCACAACGGCCTGCGGCCCGATCAGATCGAATGGCTCGTCGAGCGGGCCAAGTTCAGCAGCACCGCGTATATCGGCGCTAGAGCGCTCGACACGTTCTTCCTGGTACCTGCACACCGGACGCTCTCGTTTAACGGCGCTCCGATGGATCTGATGCGGGAATTGGCGGTATTTCAGCACCGCGGCCGCATGTCTTTGCTCGTCTGGGCCCGTCTGGCCAGCGTACTTGCTGGAAAAGCAGTAGAACCGCACATTGTTTTCCCACCTATCGAAAGATCCTCATGACAACTCAGAAATGGAATTGGGCGCCGAAGCACTACCGCGAAGACTGGCAGCATGCTCGACGCATCAGCGGGCTGCCGTTTGGCTACTTCGATCGCTCTCGCTTCTCGTCGCGCGGCACGTTGCTCGTGGCGGGCATTGCTTGGCTCGTGCTAGTGCTGCTTGTGTGGGCGCTCAAATGATGACGATCTGGAAGCTGCCCCTGTCCATTTCGAAACGGAACGTCATCATGGTACCGCGTAACGCGCAACCGTTGACCGTGCAGATTCAGAATGGCGTTCCGAGCCTGTGGGTCACGTGCGATGACAGCAATGTCCCCGAGCCGCGTACCCTAACCTGCGTCGGCACCGGGCACCCCATGCCACTGACGGGAGTGCACGCGTACGTGGGCACAACGCAGACCGGACGGTTCGTGTGGCATTGGTTCTGGGAGGAGCGTGCATGATGCCTATCCGCGAATTGGAAGAGCGCCTCGCGATAGCAGAGCTGGCGGTTTGGGAACGGGACGAAGACATCGCGAAGCTGCGCAATGATGCGAACGAGTCGAACCGCTTGATCGCGGAGCAGTGCGAGAAGATGGAGGCCGAATGCAATCGTCTGCGGGCGCTGCTGCTGTCCATCATCAATGCGCTAGGGCTACCGGCGCGAGGACGTGCAATTGCCGCAGCGGCGGATGCCCTGAAGGACGCGCCATGACAGAGGAGGTAGCCTCGTTTGTCGTCACGCAAGAATCGCGCGTTGAGCGTGCTGTGCTTACTATCCCAATGGGCGGCGGCTTCTCTTTCGGTATCGAATTAAACGGCATGGTGTTAACCCATCCTGATGGGCGCAAGGCATTGGAGCGCTGCGCACATCTGATGAATCTCGGACTTGCTGCCGAAAAGGATAAGCCATGACCGACCCACGTGATTGGAATGACGACGATCAGATCAGCGCCGTGTGCATCAAGTGCGGCAACGTTTTCTGGGGTTCGCAGGAGCGGATGCTGTGCGCGGTGTGCACAGAGCCGTTCTGGCAGCGAGTCGTGTCGTGGGTGCGCGGCTGGTGGGAGAAGTCGTGAGTTCAACGGGTAGCGGTCCGAGCGGTAGGCGCGCGCTGCTGGATTCGCGGTCATGAGCACGGCGCAGGCCGGAAGCTGGCCCTCCCACCTATTAGGGGATCGCGCATGACCGACGACCTGATCGCGCGGCTGGAGCAAATGGCCGCCGCGCTGCGGGAGCAAGACTTGCAGATGCGCGGGCTGATGCTAGATCGTCAGGTGGAACACGAAATGCGCAAGCGTGCAGAGGCCGAGGCGCAGCTTGGCGGACAGTCCATCGCCTACATGAGCAAGAAGGTCGAGCGGCTCCAGCTGCGACTCGCGGAGGCGGAAGAGTTATTGCAGGAGGCACATGATCTGCTCCAACATCATCATGTCGGCGGGATGTTTCGCCCCCGTATTGACGCCTTCTTCGAAGCCGCCGAATCGCCGCAGGAGCGTTCAAAGCGCATTCAAGGTTCACTCGATGAAAAGCTAGCGCAGCGACTCCGTGACTCCGCGCTAGGGGATCGCCATGACTGACACAGAGCGGGTGCGGGCGATGATCGAAAAGTTACGCGAGAACGCTCGTTGGTCGCGCGTCGAGGGTAACGGCACAGCAGCGCCAATTGCTGACCTCGACGCTGCCGCGCTGGAGTCGATCCTCGCGGATGCGCTGCGGTATCGGTGGTTGACGGACGCGCGCCGCTTATACCTAGGCCCGATCGTCGGGACGCGCAATGGCAAGGGTGGGCAGCGATACATTATCGGCGACGTACACGCTGGCGTGCCGAGGAACATCGAAACGCTTGACGCCGCCATTGACGCCGCCCGCGCGGCGCAGGGGGAGGGATGATGCGCGCACGACGCGAGTACGAAACAGGCGGACGGCCGTACCTGTCCTACAGTTATCCGCTTGGCAAGTTCACCGTCGAAATAGTGTTGCCGCGCGACCTGACGACGCACGAAGCAGAGCGGCTGTCAGAGTTCCTGCACAGTCTCGCACTGCCGGACGCGCCTACGCCGACGGGCGAAGCGGAGCAGCAGGGGGAGGGGTGATGAGCCTGTACGACCTGGAGTCGTATGTCGCCGGTCAGTGCGCCGGACTTGGCAAGCATCATGACGAGCGCGCCGCCCTCGCCGCCCGTCTCGCTGAAGCGGAGGCGCTGCTGCAGGAGGCGTTGGATGCTGGCATTGAAGAGTGCTGGATGCATACGCCGAACGGTGACGCTTACGACGAGAGCGCCGCGCTACGCGAGCGCATCGCCGCCTTCCTCGCCGTGGGCGCGGACAAGTAATGCGCATCGCTCGCAACCGGTTCAAGGGTCGCCAGTGCGGTAAAGGACGACGCGCGCATCACACCGACGGCGTCCCGCGCTACACGCGAGCCGCGTTAGCGAAGGCTGACAAGCTCGCCGAGCATCTGTACGAGCTGATGCAGGGAATGATGATGGCGCAGATCGCGGACAAGTAATGCGCGGGCCTGAATCACTCGCGCATGTTGGGGGGCTAGATTCGGCCCCATGCTGTTGTCAAAGGAGGTTCGACATGCTGACCAAGCTGTTCGTTGCCGCACTGCCAATGATCCCCTTCGTCATCAACGAGTGGGTCTGGTACATCCTCCAGTGGTGGCGTTAATGCGTACGCTCCCGTGGTTGCAGGGGTTGCGGCTTGCGGCAGAGTCCTACGGATTCCGCGACTGCGCGCTGACCGAAACGCCAGACTCCTACGCGGAGTCGCTGGCCGACTTCATCGCGTGCGCAGAAGTGCGCGAGGCGTGCGGAACGTAGCAACAAGGCAGAGGGGCTTCGGCCCCTCTGTTCCTCAACGAAAGGCATTCCTATGAGGATCGCCAAATACGTTCGACGGTTTCGCCGTCGCCGGGCCTTGCAGCACATACGTCGCGACATGATCGCATTGGGACGCGACCCCGGCGATCTCTTGCGCTCGCAAAACTACCGTCGACTCCTCCGCGCAATACAGCGCACGTCGGTGGCAATGCAAGCGTTCGGTACGTCAGCCAAAACTTGCGCAGTAGCGATAGAAAATTTCGGCAAGGCGTGGCTCGTCTTGCACGACTACAACGGCCACGAAGTCATCTATTCAGGGTATCGCGCCCAGACGCTAGAAGGTCGAGATCGTCAATAGCGCGTTGCACGTCTCGGCGTGGCACGAAGGCGTCCCATCGAATTGCGTGTTGCGGAGATTGAAGTAATACGTGCCGCCGGGCTTGAGCGTGCCAAGCGACCAGGAGATGTCGCCCGTCTGCCCGCCGCCCCACGCCATCGGGTACTTGGCTCCACTCGGATCGGTCGGAAACGCGGTCGGCGTCCAGCCCCGGAAGTCGCACGGATACGGCGACAGGGTTCCAAGCCTGAAGGTTGGAGCGCCGTCGTACTCCACCCACGACCACCGCCCCGCCTTCGTGACAGCGGGCACGATCAAGCGACCGACGATCACGGTGTCCGGGCGCATCACCGCCAGCGCGTTGCCGCCCCACGGCAGGTCGACGTAGGATACGTCCCCGTACGATGCGCATAGATTCGTCGGCGGCACGACTACGACGGGCGGCGCCGCCTGCCAGTTGACGGTGACGCTGCCCGCCCCGCCCGCGTTGCCGGTCGCGGTGTAAGTGCAGATGATGGCAGCCGGCTCGACAACGTTAGCAGTGGCCCCTCCGGTTGGCGTCGTGCAGCCCCGCGATGCCTGCCACGTGACTACTGCAGCAGCAGGCGTGCACGCTGCCGACAGCGTGAGCATGGTGCCCGCGGCAGGATTCGCGGGGCTCGCTTGTGCCGTGCACGTCTGCCCCTGCTGTGCGCAGTTGATCTGATAGTTAGGACCGCCCGTCATCGTGAGCGCAGCGCAGCCCGGCAGGTCGATCGTCACGGTCGCCGCGTGCGCGTTGAATGTCATCGCCGCAAGGAAGGCGGCGGCCGAGAGGCCACACGCATCAGCGCCATAACGAGCACGCCGCTGAAGACGCCCGCGAGGAAGGCTACGATGAGCCACCACGCCGCTACCATTCACTTCTTCTCCTCCCCCATCATCGCCTTGATGATTGTCAGTGGCCCGGTGTAGGCAGCAGGGTCGTGCTTGTTCCGCCACGCTTCGCCCCACGAGCGGAAGGCGTTGATCGCTGCAGTCGTGCCGCCCACCGCTCCCGCCCAACGCAGATCCTGCCCGGTCTTGTCCTTGTACGGCCCCATCATGTTGGCGAAGTAGGCAGCATCGACCTCCTCCAGATCCACGAGCGACACGTTACCGTTGTGGTTCTGCGACTGATAGGCGGCATCGCCTTCGGTCAGGTTCTTCTCGCGCAACTGCGTCGCCTCGTTGTCGGGCATGTGGTGCATGCCGATCATCTTGTCGATGAACGCCCGCTGATCATCGGGCATCGCCCCTTGCGTGCGCGCCTGCGTCGCCGCTTCAACATCAGCCTTCGTCGCGACGGGACCGGACACGCGAACCAGCAGCTCCGAGAGCATCGCGTGCAGTTGCTTGAATTGCTTGTCGGACATCATGCCTGCTCCTTTACTTCACAAGGAAGGCGAAGCCAGCGACGGCCCAGCCGATGGACGTGACGATGAGCGCGATGCCAACTTCGCGCGGATGAGCGGCGACCTTCGCCGCAAGCTTGTCGAGAAACTTTTTCATAGTTACTCCACGCACGCCCGGATGAGGGACTCCAGCCGGTCCGCATGGGCGATTAGCAGCAGCCGGTCGACCAGCAGCGCGCGGGCGCGCTGAAAGGGGTTGGCATCCGTCGCCCATGCCACGTCCGCCATGAGTGTCGGGCGCGCGGGCACATCGGTTGCGCGAACGCAAGGCACTGTCACTGGCACGTCGACCGCAGCACCCGTCCACGGCATCGAGTTGCAGCCGGCGAGTATCAGAGCGGCTGCTGCAATAGGCGGCAGGCGCTTGCGCATGCATCCTCCGGTATCGCGGGTTGCGTTGCAAGTAGCGACTGCACCTTCGACGCCAGCACAGCGACACCCTCCTCAGCTTTCTTGCGCGCGGCCTCAGCGTCAGCGAGACGCTTCTTCGACGCGGCCTTAAGCGCGGCGACGGCAGCGTTCTGAGCAGCAACCTTTTCCTGTGCATCATGCAACTTCGACTCTAACTCAGCCGCCTGTTCAATCCAGCCTTGCACTTCTGCTGTGCCGATCTTCATCCCGGCGACAAAGCCCCCGCCTGCGGCGGCCACTGCAATGACCCCGGCGATGATGAGTTGGATCACCTGGTCGCGCCCTTGACTTCAACCGGCTCCTCGAGTGCAACGTGGAGCGGATTCTCTGGAGTGCCTCGCTCCTCCTCTTGCGGCGGCGGTGGCGCGGGTTCGCGGATCGCCGCGACCTTGGTCGTCGTCGTGGTCGTGCTGCTCGTGCCAGGCCGGTCCTTGTCGCCCATGCGGAACGCACCGACCGCGCCGACGGCAACACCGAAGCCGGTGCACACGCTGCCGACACCGATGCCTAGATCCTGCACTAAGAAGCGGTGCTCAGGATCTAAGAACATCGCGACCATCGTGAAGATGCACATGAACGGGATCGCGGTAATGACGACCGCCATGATCCAGAACAGCGCAAGGTAGCCGGGGTCCACCGTTTGATCGGTCGGGTGGATCGCTGCGCGGAATACGCTTGTGGTCATGTCACCCTCAATTCTGCCTTCGCGGCCTTCCAGCGCCGCACGCGATCGGCCTGTCCGTTGAGCCCGCCATTGATGCGTCGCGTGATCGTTTCGAAGTCGCCGACATCGGCCAACGCGTTGAGGTCGCGCGAGTTCCAGTACCATCCCGCGACCCACGCGGCAAGGTCGGGCCGCTCGAGGAGCTGCGGTGCCGTCAGCAGGCGCTCGTCGCTGTATCGCGCGAATGATGCTTGCCGGTAGTTCGACCGCCCGGTGAGCTGGATCAGCCCGCGCCCAGCGAAGCGCTCCCCGTCGCCGGGCTCCGTGTTGCCGAGGTCCAGCCGTCCCTCGTAGGCTGCGCCGCTAGCGATCTCTCGGACATAGCGAAAGCCGCCCGACTCGTGCGCGACCTGCGCGAGGAACGCCGCCAGGCGCTGCGGCGTAGAGATGCCGAACTGTCCGCACGTCGCGTTGAGCGGACCGAGGAAGCGCTCCAGCGTCTCGTCCTCTGCGCTGCTTACGGCACGCAACAGTCCGATATCGACCCAGCCCTCCGTCGCTCCCGCCCCACCGAAGCCGGGCGGTTCCGGCTTCTTGGCGAACAGCGATTTGAACCAGTCGATCATCGGGATCATCCGCGCCAGTTGGAGAGCCCAAACAATTTCAGCAAGGCCACGACTAGAACGATTGTGAAAACGACGCCGAGGATCGCGTGCACGGGCTGCGGCGCCCCCTTCCAAAAGTATGTGATCAGTATCCACACGACAGCCAGCACGCCGAGCAGAATTGCGAATTCTTGCAGTCCCATGCTTACCTCCTATGTCAACGACTACCGCTCCCGATACCGACCTGACTCTCCAGCACACGCACGCGAGACGACAGGTCGATCAGCGTGTCGCGGTAGCCGGAGACGATGGTGCTAGCCAACGCCAAGATAGCGACGACGAGCACGCTCGCGGCCCACCATGCCCCGCGCACGTTGGCGACCGCTTTCTCGTGCTTCATGGCGGAGATGTTGAACATCTTGACCTCCTCGACGATGTGCTCGTCGAACGCCTTGGTATGGTTGTTAAAGTCGGCCTTATGATGTTCAAACGCCACGGCAATGCGCTGCGTCGCCTGTGTGTTCGCATCGAGCGCAGCGTCGAAGCTGACGAGCAGCAGCAGCGTTGCCTGCTGCACCGGATCGGTGGTCTTGGCAATGAGCGATTCAATACGCTCATGGACGCTGCTGCGTCGCGGCGGCGGCATGTCGTCGTATCTCACGGCACGTCACGGCTCGACCATGTCCGCGTACGGCGCCAGGATGTTGATGCTCGTGTTCGCGTTCGCCTGCACCTTCAGGCTATCGCCCTCGTCCATGTGAAGCGGACCGCCGAGCAGGACGTTAATCTTCGTCTTCAGCGAAACACGTTCTTCCAGCGTCAACGGGTAATCGACGCCGCCCTTGCGGAACCATATGCTGATCCAGCCGAGCGTTGTGCCGATGTTGCTGGCATAGATTGCATCGATCTTGCGGGCATGATCCGCGGCGACCGTTGAATCTGTGACGGTGGTCACCGCATTGGTCGCCTCATAAGTCAACGTATCAATGAGTACGATCAATCCTTCGATATTGATATTCGGTGATGCCATCACGCCTCCTGAAATTGCAATGACTTCGTCAACAGGTTCCAGCGGGTCACGGACCGCCCGATCGCATCGAGCGCGGAGAAGGTGCCGTACATGACGTGGTCGCGTTCCCTGCGCGTCGCTTCACCGTCGTACAGCGTCAACGCTAGGTCGCGACCGAGGCCGCACTGCCGGACGATGTCGAGCCATGCGGCGCGCTCGTCTTCGTTGACCGACTCCAGCAAGAGTCGCAGCGTCCGCGCCTGCGCTCCGATGTTGCTGTAGAGCGAGCCGCCGCGCGAACGATCGACCTCCGTCAGGTCGATGACGCCGAGGTCGAAACTCACCGGCTGGCGGGCTGGAGCAAACGACCGCCCGAGCATGAACGTGCAGACCTCCCAGTAGGCTGCGCCGAACGTGGCAACGTTGCCGCTGAACGTCACTTTGTACGATAGGCAGGAGACCGGATCGAAGCGCAGATAGAACGGCGAGTCGATGATGTGCGGATCAAAGGCGCCGACAAAGTACGGATCGATACCGAAGTCAGCGCCATCAGCACCGACAGCGCGTATAACGTCCACCGGCGTCGAGTCCCAGACCTGACTCGTCCAGCCCGCGTCGGAGTAAAGCTGCAAGCGAACCTGCCCGCCATGGCAGCGGTGACGGAAGAAGGCGAAATAGTCCGGCTCGCGCGGGTCGCCGTCGTCGAACGTCCCGGCGATGTACTGATTATCCGATGCGTCGGCCGCCGTGGTCGTATCCGACCGCCACACGCGCGAGCGTTTGCGGTTCTGAGTATTGACGATCGAGCAACCGTCGGCAGCGGCGAACTCAGTCGAGAGCGTCGCCTCGTGGTGGAAGTTGCGCGGGATGATGCGAAAGGAGGCGGCCATTTAGACGTGCATCCCTATATATCCAACGTCGATTTCGTAAATCTCGATGTCCACGCTCATATTGAAGACGAGATTGATATCTGTGCTGCTAAATGCGTGGAGGCGCAGACATACCCTTTGATCCTGCTGCCCGGAAAGAACGTAGACGTCTTGGAGTACTGCGCCAATGTACCGCTGTACCAATTTGACCCCAACTCCTGCAAAACCAAAAAATTTCAACACCATTCGCAGCTCGATAAAATTCATGTCCATCGCAGCGGTGGGCTCAAGCGTGAATTCTGATCCTGGCCCAGACCACATGCCGCCGCCCCACGTCAGTGTCGGGCTTGTCCAGTAGGTATCACTCAGCCTACTTTGATAACCAGTGGGCATTAATTACTCCGGCTCAAACTGCAACGACGTGCTCATGTCGTTGAAAAATTTCACCGTGGTCGATGGTGTAGTAACGACACTATCATCGCCCGTTATGACTGGCAGCGTATTTACAAACGTTGTGTTCGGATCAGATGCTGGCGTGCCGTAGCCAGTAGGCTCACCAATTTGCGCCACTATCGGGAATACAAACCGCACGGTCTGGCCATCAGTTATTGATGCATCCTCGACCTTGAAACTAAGCGAGTGACGACTTCCGCTTACGGTAAGAGTGATGCTTCCTGCGTTGTGCACTGCGCATGACGGAGAGCCACCCACGAACGAGATGTCTAGCTCACTGTCTTGCACGTCGTCTGGGTCGACGGCGGTCGTTGGTAGCCCGATTGTGATGCTTGTACCGATACCGTCAGCATCGATGTCCGTGATCGTGCTGCCGGATTGATTCACAACAGTTATCAACAGGTGCCCATAGGTCACTCCAACAGTACCCGTCGATCCCAACTGTCTGTCGCCCGTCACAAACGTAGCGGCGAAGTAAGTTAGGTTCGCACCATTGTAAGTGTCGTAGTTGAACCATCCCTGAACGCCTATAGATGAAAGAACAAACTCTGGAATAGTGCCCGGCACTGCGACAACGATCCCGGTCACCTCGTAGGGGTTGGCGGTGTAATCAATAGCCGCACCAGAACTAATCACAGGAAGGGCCTGTTGCGAATTGTCTGAAAAGTAAATCTCCGGCATAACATCGTCCGAACCAAAGGTGACGCTAGCCGGAAAATGCAGGGCACCTATAGAGAAGTTGCCAGTGGTAAACGGGATGTAAACGTTAGCCACGAAACCAGCCGCCTCGTCCCCGTAGATGGTGATCGACTGATCCACAACCTCCTCATACCAAAGAGGAGAATTAGTGTCGGCGTCGTAAAACTCCGGAATCAAAGAAACAGCATTGCCGCCGAACACGCCGCCGTAGTAGTCGAAGAAATATTCTTGAAGAGTCGGCCCGACCGGTGGCGGCGGCAGAATGACAACTACCGGCGGACCGATTTCAACGCTAGGCGTCCCCGGTCGCCACGCTAGCGGCGTCTGGATGATGTACTGCTCGCCCGACTCCCATCCGATCGGCGGCGCTGATACACCACGCTTGCGCACAAGTCGCAGCATCGTCCGCGCCTTCGACAGACCGATGCCCACAGCGATGACCTGGAACAACACGCCCGCGTCGTAGCCGAACCGTGACACCGTCACGCGCACGACGTCACCTAGCTCCAGTGCATAGAACATCGACGGCGCGTCAGGGTTAGCGCCGAGCGGCACCGTCACCGTGACGATCTCAAGCCACGGCAAGAACATCGCTCGCCGCGTCTCCATCCACTGCGTGAGATGGACGATTGATGATCCTTCCTCCCACGACAGCAGCGTCTCGATCGGCGGCGAGGTCGATAGCGTCTTGTGATACAGCTCCGGCGCGAGCGCGTAAGTCGTCCCGCCGACCAGCGATTGCAGCGCGTACTGTCCTTTACGGGAATACACCGCCTTCTCGTCTGGATTCAGAACGTCGGACAGCGTGCTCTGCACCGTCCAGTTCTTGTGCGCGTAGGCTTGATATTGGTAGTACTCCGGCGTCAGGTGCTGCACGTCGAATGCGGTCTGTGGAACGATGTCGTCCTCGACAATGTCGACCGGCTCCAGCCCAGCACTATCGCCCAGCCCTTCGATGTCGTACGGACGCAGCCGACCGAAGGTGAATTGACCGTCGCGGCGAATCGCCGTGAAGCAATTGCCGCTATCCGTTAGCTCGTCCAACACGTCGATGATGTTGCGCGCGTCCTGAATCGACATGCCAATCGGGTAGTCGTCGTCATCATCCTCGACGAACGTAGCATGCGGACCGTAGTAAAGCCCCGCGGCTGCGAACCCTCCGCGCGCCCCAACGAGGCGCGACATCGCGTCGCTGAGTTTGTCCTGATTGACACCCGTCACCGAGTACACGTCGCAGGTGATGAGCCCGGCCGGCGCTGCGTCAAGCTCAAGCGTCCCGTCCCCACCATCAAGAAACGTGACCGGAACGCCATCGTCGCGGACTTCGACAGCCTCCGCATAGATAGAATCCGAGTGCACATAGACGAGGTTGATCGAATCGAGAACGAGCGGGGTCAAGTTGTGAATGAAGCCAACATTCAACGGGCGCGCGTTGTTGGCGTACGGCCCCGACCCACCCACTTGTTGTGTCCCACCGACGCTTTGATTCAGCAGTGAGGTCGAATCCTTGAGGTCGATCGTCAGCCGCGTGAACGGCGCGCGCGATACGCGCATCCCGCGGACGGTGAAGATCAGCCGGAAGTCGGAGCGCTCCCACGAAGCATCGCCAAAGTAGAACCGCGCCTCGCTACCGTCGAGCGCAAGGTCGAGCAGGAAGTCGAGTTCCCCGTCGGTGTTGATAATCTCGACCGCGCCGATCGACGACGAGTAGGTGCTGAGTCTATTGCCGCCCAAGCTGCGTTCGAACTCGGGCACCGCCGAGATGCAATCAACGTATGGCTGCGAGCCGACGGGGACGTACGGCTTGTCGGACAGGTACAGCGTACCCTCTGCGGGCTCGCCTGCGGACGACTCATAAATGTAATCCTGCTCATACAGGATGACACGATCGGCGTGTTCTTGCGACAGCCACGCGATAAATTGCGCGTCTGTTATCACTTGCGAACCTCGCGCCTGTTGTCAAGCGTGCGCCGTGTCGCCGTCAGTTCTTCGACGACGAGGTCCGAGTCAGCCGTATTCGCGTCCGCGAGCGCGCCGATGGTCGTAGCCATCGTCTCGCGTATCACTTCAGCAAGCCACTGAATGTCGTCCGTGGATGCGATGGGCCGGCCGTTCGCAGGCATCGCCGCCGCAAGGACACCGCCGGGACTGAGATCCGCCGCGGCGGGAACCACGGGCGGCCCGTCGGGCGGATACGGTAGCCCGGTCGGCGACGTCCCGGCGAGTTGCGCGAGCATCGTCGTGATGAGGTTGAAGATGTCGGTGTACTGGTCCGACGACTTGAACAGGTCGCGTGCAATGCGCAGATATTGCTCCGCGAATTTCGTGATGCTGCCGAGCGCGTCCTTGTCCCCCGTCTTCGCCTTATCGAACATGCTGAGGAACTGCTTCTCCGCTTCCTTCAGCCGGTCCATCGGCTTCAGCGGCGACAGCTCGCCGACGGTCAGTCCTTTGAGCCAGTCCGCAATGCCCTGACGCAGGCGCTCCAGTTCGTTGATCGTCCCTGTGACACCGCCCCCGACGCCATTGACGATCTCGACCCACTTGGCGGTCATGATCTTCTCAAGCGCGGCTAGCGCCTCGGCGTTCCCAGCATACAGCGCCTGCTGCTCTGCGTACCAGTTGCCCAGATCCACAAGCGCAGCAGCGCGTTCCGCGTCGTACTGTGCTGTGAGGATCGTGAAGCGTGCGAGTTGCTCCGCCGCAGAGCCGTTCGCATTCCGCAGCTTGTCGATAAGCTCCAGCAGTGCTTGATACTCTGCACTGCCGGGCGTCACGTTGCCCAGACCTGCGGTCACGCGTTCGATCTCGACAGCGATCAGGCGCATCTGCTGCGAGAGCTTGTCGCCCATGTCGCCGCCCATCTGACCGACGAGTGACGTGATGCCGTCCATGATCCGCGAAAACTCGGAACGCACTTGCTTACCGATGCTTCCGAGGTCAACCACGTTCACATTCGCCAGTTCCTTAACCAGATCCTTCACGGCCCCGTTGACATCGACGAACGCGGGCGCCAGCTTGACCAGCGCGGCATACAGCGTACGCCCCGCATCGGTTGTACGGTCGATGCCGTCGAGCATCTTCAGGAATGCCTCATGCGAGTCGGGCACCGCAAGCCCTATGTCGGCGAACGCTTCCGCTAGATCAGCAGTCGCACGCGCAGCGCGATCAGCCTGCGTACGGAAATTCTCGTCGATGAAGTCAAGCCCGCCTGCCAATTCAGCGTCTAGCGCCTCCATCGCCTCCTGCGCAGACTGCGCCGTACCGTTGATCACAACGAACGCCTGCGACAATCCGAGCACGGACGTATAGAGTTCACGTCCCGCTTCCGTGGTCAAGTCGAAGCTAGTCAATAGCCGCATGAATTCTTCATGCGTCTGCGGCAGCCCCGTCAAGCCGGCGTTCGCCAAATCCTCGATGGTTAGGCCAATCGCTTCAAACGATGCATTGAAACTTTCGGTCGCAAGGTTGAACCGTTCTGCATCGGTCAGGAAGTTCTGCGCGAGAAACGCGAACGACTGCGCAACGTTCTGCGCACCACCGAGAGCGTCGACAAACGCAATGATGGATGCCGGGTCCAACGCCTCGAGCTGCGGCCCAACGCCCTCCAGCACGCCCCCAAAACTTTGCAACGCAGCGGCGAACGCTAGAACCTTGTCTGCGGTCTCCTGCGTTGCATCTAGCGCGCTGAGGATGTTGTCACGTACCGCTTCAGGAAGCTCGCGCGTGACATCGTAAATACCGAGCAGCGTATTGCTGAAGTTCGCAACCTCTTCAGCCGTACCGGAGAAGCCCTCCATGACGGCACCGAGGGCGGGCGCCAGTTCGTTGAATGCTATCTCGACGACTTGCTGCAATGCTTCGCCGCCGAACTTCTTGAGGAAGTCCTCGGTGGTAAACGTGCCTTCAAATGCCTCGAAAGTCGTTTCCTGCAGGATCTTCGCGAGCCGGTCCTGTCCCTCTTCGTCCATCCGGTACGCGAATGCATCGAGCGCGCCGGAGAGCATGTCGGTCAGCGCCTGCGCGACCTCGCCGGAAAAGTACATCGTGTCGACGTCGAGGAACCCAACGTCGCCGAGCTTCGACTGACTGACTTGATCATCCTCGAAACCGCCTGCGCCCGGCGCGCGAATACCAATGCGGCCCTTCGTCTCTGATGGGTCGTCCTTACCGAAGATCGAGTAAAGCGCAATGCCCGCGGCAGCAATCCACCCGACCACGGGGACGGCTGCTAGCACAGCCGACGCAGCGCCCGCCATAAGCCCGCCCGCACCGCCCAGCGCCGACAACGTTGCAGCAGTACCCGCCATGCCGAAGCCCGCTGTCTGAGCCGCTAATGCTGCCGCCTGCGCTGCCCCCGCACCGCCGAAAGAAGAGAACAGTCCCGCAGCCGCCGACGAGCCCAAGCCGCCTAGTGCGCCGCCTAGAATGTCGCCCAGTCCACCGCCGCCGCCAGCGAGCTGGGACAAGAGGCCACCGCCTCCACCTCCGCCCGTAAGCTGAGACGCGATACCCGCCAGCCCGCCGCCACCCTGACCCGAAAGAACTCCCGACAGGCTGACGACGATCTCTTGCGCTGCGATCTTCGCGAGCGCGGACAGTGCCCACGATTTGAAGTCTTCCCACAGCCGCTTGAATGCGGATGAGCCATTCTGAGCGAAGTCTTCGATGAACTCCGCGCCTCGGTTCGTGATGCTTTCGAAGAGGCTCGCCCAGCCGGCCGTCTGCTGCGCAAGAAAGTCCTGCTGCGCCTGCGCACTATTCCTCAGCGCAAGGTTTGCTTCCAGTCGCTTCTTCGCTAGCTCGCCCTCGTTGATAATGCGCTCGCGGTCGCTTTCCAGTGCATCGGTGCTTAGATTATTAAGCGTGCGCTGCACGTCCAGATCAATGCGACGGATCGCCGTCAGTCGCTCTTGCTCTGCGGCAGTCTTCCCGATCAGCGTGATCTGGAAAGCCATCTCGTCGCTTTCCTCCTGCAGCCGCGAGATGGTCGCGTTTATCGACTCGGCGTCTCTGACGCGGCGCTGCTGCTGTGCCTCGTTGACGCGGTCTATGATCTGCTGCAGCTCGGCCTGCTCTTTTGCAAGCCGATCTGCGGCGGCATACTGCTCGTCGAAAGCCGCCGCGGCGTTCAACGTGTTGGTAATCTGCTGGCGTTGCGATGCGTTGAACGTCGCCCACGCCGGCGAGTCCATAATCTTCCGCAGATTGTCGAGGGCCGGGGTTGCACTGTTGGCCTCCCGGCCGAAGTTGGCAAGCCGATCCTGCGATGTCTCAAGCACGCGTCGAGCACTAGTCAACGCACCTGCAAACTTGTCTACGCCGCTCGCCGACGTTTTGAAATTCAGCGCCAGAGTATTTGTCGCGCTCGTGCTCGCGTGCTCCATCTTCCGGAACGCGCCAATCGCCCTTTCGATGTCCCCGGTCGTTTGCTTTGCCATCGCCGCCGCGCTCGCGACCGATGGGTCGATCATCCCAGGGAGCTGCGTAGCCTTCCCAGTGAATGCGACCTTAAAGAACTCCATGGGAGATGAATCAGCCCATATTTTGAAGTTCTCGACCGCCTGCTTCAGGAATGCCAGCTCCCCGATGGTCTCGCGGTTCGTTTCCTTGATGGACTGCAGGAAGCCTTCCAGCGGCCCCTTGCCCGACGGCGATAGATTGGTGACTACTTCACCTAGTTCTTCGAACGACCGAATCAGTTCTATGACCTGCGGGATCAGCGGAAGGATCGCCTCGCGCGTCAGCTTGTTAATGCGCTCCTGTAGAAGACCAATCTGGATGTTCAGATTGTCTGCCTGCTTCGCCTGTTCTGTCGTCGTCTCGGAAAGCTGATCTGACAATTGGACATAGTCGTTTAGGAACGGGATCAACTCAGCGCCCGACCGACCGAGCAGTTGCACCATCGCGGCCGACTTGCCGGCGCCGTCGCTAAACCCTTGCTGCTTGCGCGCCAGTTCCGCCATCACGTCGCCGGAGTTCTTCAGATTCCCCGATGCGTCGCGAATGTTGATGCCGAACGCCCCGAACGCCTGCGCCGCCCTGCTGCCACCGTCTTGCGCCTCCACGAGCGACTTCGACAGCCTCGACATGGACGTCTCTACCGAGCCCAAATCCTGCCCAGTAACACGAGCAACGCCGGCGAACTTCGACAGCGACTCGACACTGGCGCCGGTCTTCTCCGCGAGATCGTCAAGGCTTGCAGCGGCCCTAACAACGCCCACCACGAGATCGGCAATAGCGCGAACACTTACGGCACCCGCAAGGCCACCTACAAGCCCAACAATAAACTGCTGACCAACATCGTCCAGAGCCTTGAGCTGATCCGTGAGGCTATTGACGACACCGCCCAACCGCTTCATGCCGTCAACAGCCTGCGCAATGTTTGCGCTTACGTCGATGGAGAGATCGGCAACAGACGTAGCCATCAACTATTCCTTCACTCGTGCACCAGACTTACGGAACAACCAAGCCATCAACGCCGGGTCCATCTTCGCGCCTTTGCCATCAGCCGTGCGCCGCGCCTCTGCTGCCACCTCATCAGCTTTTGCGAACAACATGAAGTCCTTAAGCTCAAACGCCTGAGGGTGTTTCTTCACGTCGCGGTTACTGTTTGCCAGGATCGCGGCGATCTGTGCCGACCGAACATCCGCCCGCCACTCACCCCACGGTTCCGCCTCATAGTAAGAGCCCCAGCCCACCAGCTCACGGTAGGTGATCGAGTCGAGCAGCTCGTCGACCGTACGCCCAAGTGCAAGGGCTAAACGGAATAGGAACCGCTCGCTCGGCTCTAGGACTTTTTTTCGGTCAACTCCTTCAGCCCAATCTTCTGCTGCACAAGTTCAGAGACCTTATGCATCGCCGTCAATCTCATGTCGAGCAGCTCGTCGACCTCGGCTTCACTGATCGCAGTGCCGTCCTGGTGAACGACATAACGCGAAAACAACTCCTTGGCATTGTCGACTGCGGAGGCGTCCTTCTTCTGCCTCGCCGCAGACTGCAGGATCTCGCGACCCGAGGGCTCGCGAACATAAAACGCGAACTTCTCGTCTCCCTCTTCGATTTCGCAGGGATGAATTTTTGGCTTGAACATTTTGAAACTCCTCGGACGAATGGGCGAGCTTATCCCGCTCGCCCGAGGAACTCAGGCTTACAGGACTCCTACGTACGCCACGCCGCCGCTCGTTTGCAGCGTGATGTTCAGCGACACCTTCGCGTCGACCGCGTCGGCCAGTGACCAACGGGTCACGATGCCGTCGAAGTCGAACGTGTGAAACGTCGTGCGCGCCGAACTCGTTGGAATCTGAATCCGGAACGGCTGCGGATCTGCCGACGCATTGAACAGATCGAACATCTCCATCTGCACGGTCTCCGCTGTGAAGTTGCACGCCAGCGTGATCGTGCCATTGTCCGCGAGGCCCGGCAGGTACTCTTTCCGAGTCGAGCCGAGATGCGAAACATCGATGAGGTTCAGGGTGCCGTCCGGTCCGCCGATCGACGTTACTTCCTCGATCTCGGCGTACACGAGCGGCGACGGGTTGGGCGATGCAGAAACATCTGCCCACAGAATCTTGCTGCCCTGCGAGTTGATGGCCATGTCGGCTCCTCAGAAATGACTGGGGAAGCGGCGACCATCTGCGGGGCATTGACTGCGCGGCAGATAAGCGTGCCCAGATTCGGTACTGCGGTGCGACGAACGCGCAGCCTATGCGGCGGGACGTTCGTCGCTATCAGTTTTCTTGCGGTCCTCCAGGTAGCGTTTCCATGCGTTGAGAACCATCTGCAACGCGCGGATGATGACTTCGTGCAACAGCGCCTCGTGCGGCCTCATTGGTGAATAGGCACCCACAGCACCTGTGGAGTCGCGTCTGCGAACGTTGTCACATCGATTGGCGCCGACTTGCAATGTGGTGCGCCGCACCCGTTGCACCGTCCATCAGTGGGCTGATCGCATCGCCCGCAATGCGCGCACGCCATACCGGCAGCAGGCTTCCCATCATTATCGCGTTTCATGATCATGTTTCGAAGTGCACCGAATACTCAAACGACGTCCGATACATCTCAGTGTCCGGCTCATAAGTTGGCGCACCAGAGACGTCAACGCGAGCGACAGTAAAATCAGGAGCGGCAAGCATCATCTGCTTTGCGGTCTCCATTGTCTGCGCCGCACCAAGTCGTGTGCGCGCCCACGCATCGATCTGAACAAGCCGACGCGCAGTTCCTGCGTCGCCCGTCAAGTGAATGTCATCCTCGCCTCCCACGATGATGTAGGTCACCAGCGGCAAGGTCGGATACTGCGGCATCAGGTCTGGGTACGCGCGCAGTGGCGCCGGACTTCCTGCCGTCAGTGCAGCAAACACTTTTTCCTCGATCGTCATCGCCGCTTCGCCGCGTTTTCAATGCCCTTGGCCATCCGCGCCTTGAAAACGTCAAGAGCCTTATTCACGTTGGGACCAAACGACGGGCGCATAAACGGATGGGCATTCATCTTCGACGTCCCAAACTCAAGGAAACGACCATAGAACGCGGGACCCTCAACCTCGAAACGCTTCCCGACTCTACGCTTGCGACGATTCGCCCGTGTGTTGCCATACTGCTGCTTCTTCGCTGACTTGACCCTGACGCCATACCGTACCATGAACTGCCCATCAGTGCGGCGCTTGTTCACCACCATGTTCGTCTCTAGCGTGTGCGTCCTGCTTATCGGTTTCGGCCCAGCGTTCAAACGCTGCTTGACTGCGTCACGGAACACCGCAGCCGCCGCCCGCGTCGCGTTGCGCTGCTCGTTCGCGGCAAGCTTAGGACCAAACTCGAGGAGCTGCTTCTGAAGTTCCGCAAAGCCCGCCAGTTTGATATGCATCAGAGAGCCTCCTCCAAAGGCATCATCGGGAACGCCTTCAGCGCGCTCCTCGGCGTGCAGTTGATGATCTCGATGCCACGCTCACGAGCAGCGCTACCCAGCACCGGGAACCGAGCAATCCAGTCCCGACGCGTGCCACCGACATTGTCGCCATGCCAGTGTCCGCCGCTCATGTCGAACCCCGTCAACAGAATGCGCGCAGCCCCGGTATGAATCGCGCTGTGCACCGCTTGGTAGCCACTGTTATTTCCTGTCCTGATACACGTCGGGTCCGGATCGAAGCCGTCGATGCCCGTGTTCCGCAGTCGCTTGACCTCGGGCGCATTCGCTTCGATCGTCACCTTCATCCCCGCGAACCGTATCGCGTCCGGATGCGACATCCACCAGCGCCAGTCTGCAGCATGAAGCATCCACGCCCACGGCGCGAGACGGAACGTCGTATTCACGACGATCGCCGGGTGCCCAGACTCATGAACCTTTGCCGCGACATCCCGGCTCATGCTCGGACCCGATGCCATCACGACAACTGTCCCGCCAGAAAAGGCACGAGGAACTGCCCACGTCATGGCACCGCCGGATACTCGATGCATAGAAATTCAAATTCACGATTGCGTTCGCGAACGTTGTTAGGCATCCCCGCAAGCTGAAATATGCGAATCCCAAAAACTATCCGCCACGTCTCATCCATACTATTGAGCAGCGTGGTGTAAAGCATCCGAATGCGATGCGACGACGTTGCCTGCACCTGCGCACTCACGAAGCGCTCCACGGATCGCTCTCGGGCTGTTAGTTGCTCGATCGACGCCTTGACCGTCACAACATCAACCCAATCGATTATCGGCTGACCCGCTGAATCCTGCCCGGTTGTGTCGGGCCGCTGGATGATAATGGTGTGTTTAAGCGGTCCGTGCTTCATCGCTTATCCCTAATGGAAGGGCATCGATCACTTTTGCTGCATCACAGTCGAAGGTCATAGCGTGAAAGATCGTCCGCACGCTCATCGGCTTGCACCAAGTATAGAGCATCGACCGCAGCTTTGGAAAGTACACCATGAGCTGCGGCACGTTGTAATTTTCGGCCAGCACATTCAACCCAGATTGATAGCCGAAAAAGTACCGCGAGCGACGAATGATGTCCAGTGTCTGCTCCAGAGGGGAGCCCACATAGACCACAACTTCATGGCGCAATGCAAGTATGCGGTGGACTTCGCTTTGTACGGCTCGATCCCATTCAGCACCGATCAACGCAATCCTAGCCACCCCTAACCGCCGCGCCAGATACATCGCATGCTTTGCCCACACGTCGGGCTTCCACACGTTGATGGACTTTGCGCCCGCTACAAAAAGGCAAAGGTAGTCCTCCCTTTCAACGCTCGCGGGTAGTCCTAGGTCAACGAACTCATCTAGTTTTGAATGTGCATCTATGTCGCGAAGATTGACACCCGCCTCGAGCGGCGCATTGACCGTATAGTCCACCGGATTTCTTGCACCGATAACACTCTGAACACTGAACCGACTGCGCGCCAGTCGTTGATACTCTGACCTTGGCACCTTGCGAAACATCACTTGCCGCACCTTCGGCAGCATCCTGCAAAACGCCTCCGACCGACGCTGCACTGTGTTGTTCGGATCAACACAATAAATGTTCAGCGACAACGTGTCGCAATAGGGTGCGAGTTTCTGATAGACCCAGAAGATGTCCCCGATCCCCTGCACCGTGTTGACGACGAATTGGCTCATGTCCGCACAAAGGCATAACTGCGAATGTCCTCGCGACCTATTCTGCGCTCGTCGCCGTTAGACTCCAAGCACTGCCATCCGCACCTAGCCATGAACCAAATGAGGCCACGCTCGGTCCAATACCAACAATGCTCGGCCTTCTTGTAATGCTTGCTGCGAATGACATGATCAGGACCACTGAAGATTGGCAGCGAAGTCACCACGAGTTTGCGCACGTTGTTAAGCAACGGTATCGGATCGTGAATGTGCTCCAAACAGTCCCAGATCGTAGCAACGTCGATTGGTTGCTTATAGGGATCGACAAAAAGCCCGCGTTCCTTGAGCCACGACACACTGTCAGGAGTTACATCGTAACCTAAGCAGCCCGGCAAAGACTCAATGAACGTCCCGGCACCTACACCAATATCAACCACTCCCGTACCGTTCGGCCAATGACGCTTCAGCATCGTGATGCGGCACGCATTGAGCTTCCGTCCGATCGAAGTATCGGCCAGCTTTGAATAGTGGGCGAAGTACCCAGCATCCGCAGGCGATGCAGTGACATTGAAGAAGCCAAAGCCGAATTCAGGAAGCCATTGCAACTGACCGTCTCGCAGCGAGTCCCATCGCCCAGTCGTCGATCTGCCTGTCAATTGTTCCAATGCGCTTGTCGCAACCGTGATTTCTGTTTCCGCACTCGCAGAAGTGGTCGGGAATAGCATGATGAACGAGGTCAGTTGGCATTCTAGGGTCAAAGATTCGGCGCGGTCCGTCGTACGTTCCGCAGCCACCGTAAATCAAGAACAATGGAACACGATACGCAACAGCGACAGGAACAGCCCACCCCACCCCCGCTACAACACCCGCGGCACCGGCAATGAGCGCCATCAATTGTTCTGCACGTAGCTCGCCCGCATGGAACGTTTCGTCCGCATACGGCAACGGTAACAAGGGCCACTCTACATTCAAGGCTAGCGACGCAACACTGACAATCCGAAAGTGATCCCGAAGTTTCTCCGCTGCAAGTGCTAAGTAATCCGGCATCGGGTTACGTGCCGGCATCGGTGACTCTCGACGTATCGTGGCGGGACGTACCACGATGTATGAAGATTTACCCATCGGTGAGAAGTCTGGAAGATCAAACGTAATTGTTTTTGAAACAACGCGAACCGATTCCATCATCGCGGACAGGATTGAATCTGTCGCGCCACGATAACTGACCTTCCTCTCTTGAGCACGTTTAGGTGCCGCGTGCCATTTCAAGTCAGGACGAGCCAGGTTCCTATTTTGCATGTGCAGCCGTGTGCCCGCAGCACGAATGCACCTGATTGGCAAATCAGTAACAAGTTGAGGCCACGGAGTTTCTAGATAAAGATCAAAGTGCCCTACCAATTCGCGAATCACTGCCCTTTGGTATACGCAATCTCCAAGTCCCCGCATGCCTCGGATAAGGAGCGCGGTTGCACTGCGGCCCATGCCACCCCCGCCTTGATCTCAGCCATCGTCCATTGACACCACGCCAATCTTGCAGCCCACGCAAACCGATCCGGCTTGAACACGTCGCCGATCTGACGCGATGTCACCGGCGCAGCCATCGAACCAATATCGGTCGCAACCGTCGGCACGCCCGCGAGTACAGACTCGACCGCCGTGTTCGAATTGAAGGTCACGACGACCGCCGCGCGTGCAAGCGCCTCCTGCAGCGTCCCCTTGATTTGCTCGACACGTACCACCGCCGATCTATCTCGTCGAGCCAACGGATGAGGTCTGAATCGCACCGGTAGTCCGTAAGCCTTTGCCGCCTTCTTGGCGGACTCGTCATACCAGCGCGTCATGTCCATCCCGCCCAGACTCGCGTCACCCGGCACCTGTCCGATCAGCAGCACGTAATCGCCGCCTTCTTTCCAAGGCTTCAGCAGTTCTGAAAAGTGATTGTTGAACCGCACGGGATCATCCAACGGATTGAACTTCGCCCGGCCGTTCAACCCGTTCCATCCTAGCGAGGTCCACGCGAAACGGTCTCCGATGTAACCGCGTTCCATCACCAGAACTTCATGTCCCGCCCTGCGCAACAGTCTTCCCACGCGCCAGCCCCAGCACGCGACGTGCTTGGTTGCGGCTACTTGGTCACGCCGAATGGTCGCGGCTATACCATGCGCCTTGAGCCCTTCAGCGAGAGCGATCGCGTGCGACTCCTGATGCGCGGCACGCGCGGTATAAATTGTCAATCCGCGAATGGGTAGCACAGCAGACCCGATCCTTTTGTGCAGTTGACGATCTCAACACCTTCAGGCGTGCCGTATCGCGCGAACTGCGTCCTGAATATTTCGAACCGCTCAGGCTTAGTGTTCGCCAACCCAACGTGCGGACCGAAATAATGCGTCCCTCTCAGGTCCACACCGTAAAGCTCAACGCGCGTTGCGCCGAACACAGTGATCGCAACGTGCACTGCCAGCAAGGCTGAGTTCGATGTGGTACTGATCGTCCCATTAACCGCAGCAATACGCTCCACGCCCGACCGTGTGAGTGGGTTCGTGCTGAACTTACGCCCCGCAAATTTCCGCGCATCTTCGTGCACACGCCACCACGCTTGATCATTAGCCGCCAACGCGTCGGCATCAGGCGCAAGCCGAAAGGCATCGTTCACAGCAATGCGCCTGCGGCCCTTCAAACTATCCGCAAGCGCCTGGCTCATGGACGGCCCCGTCGCGAGTATTGCAAACGTAGTCACGCCACGGGTGGATCGCGAAACCTTGCCAAAAGGCTTTCAACTCCTGGCGACAGAGCATTCCGAGTGCCCTCGCGATCATCATCGAGGTTTGCAATAGCCAGCAGCGTTGCGTTGCGCACAGGACCGGGCACGGACGAGACCCCTTCGTCGATCGGATCACCGTTGCTATCAAGCGTCAATGTGAAATTGCCCGCCGAATCGAGCGTACCTACCGCCCCGATGCGCGACGGATTACCGTTTGCATCGACAAGCGGCGCACCACTGGTATCCGTCCACCCGTTCAACGCAGCCGAAGAACCTCCGATATAGTCCATGATGATCTGCGAAACATCGAGCACCAGCCGATCAATCCGAACGTCGTCATCGTTTACTAGGACGCCCAGATGTTCCTTCGCCTCAGCGAGCGTGACAAGACGGTATAGGGTCGGGGTCATTGTTTACTCGACATTGATCGGTGTATGGCCACCATCAGTAGCGTGCAACCACGCCATAATTATTGCAAGGATCATCTCGTCTTCCTCAATTATCCGCCGCATTCTCGACGGCGGAATGCGGCCGATTCCGCCCGGCAACGTAACTTCGTCACCGGGCAACCGCGCAACAGCATCACCGCGCCCGACCGCAATGCCAAGGACCGCGGACGTAGCGACCCAAGGCGCAACTGCAGAACCAACGCCAACAGACGCGCCGTCCGCTGACGCAAGGCTCTGCTGCTGCCCGACTACAGCGGCCCCGCTATGTGAGACCCCCGTCGCCTCAGCAATAAGGGTGGAGGAATACTGTGCGGCCGCCTCAGCACGAGCAACCGCAGCGCCGGCGGCCGCCGCCAGGCTACTTAAACCCGCTACAGCCTCGCTACGACTCGCGACGACGCCTGTCCGGCTAGACAGTACCTGCCCGGCCCCAGCCGCGTCAGCGCGTGCCTGTGCGACGGCAGCAGCGGTCGCCAGACTTGCTCGCGCCCCTGACGCTTCGCCGCGGCCCACCGCGACGGCCGTGCGGTCAATTAGACGTGCCGGCGCCCCGGCCGCCTCAGCACGAGCAATCGCCACAGCGGTGCGATCGACGAGCGAACCCGCGGTGCCAAGAACATCGGCACGCCCAATCGACACTGCTGGCGCGTCAGCGGTGCTGCGCTGTTGCGCAATCGCTTCACCACGCGCCTGCGCGACCGAGCCGGCTGCTGCAAGACTCGCGCCCGACGCGACAGCCTCACCGACACCGCGCGCCACACCGGCCGCCTCGGCGACGATCGACGCGCTGTAAACCGCAACGGCTTCGCCACGAGCCTGCGCGACGGCAGCACTGGCCGCCGTGCTTTGCTGCGTTGCTAGCGCATCGGCGCGAGCTTGCGACGCTGCTGATGCTGCTGCGTTGCTTTGTTGAACGGCAACGGCGTCGCCACGGGCTTGCGACGCTGCCGATGCTGCTGCGTTGCTTTGTTGAACGGCAACGGCGTCGCCCCGTCCGGCTGCGGTGGCTGCTGACGCTGCGAGGCTCGTGCTTGCTGCGACAGCTTCACCACGTCCGGCCGCGATGGCTGCTGACGCTGCGTTGCTTTGCTGCGTTGCAAGTGCTTCGGCGCGAGCTTGCGACGCTGCCGATGCTGCTGCGTTGCTTTGTTGAACGGCAACGGCCCAAGCTGCACCAAACGCAACGCCCGTAACCTCTGCGACGATGCTCGCAGCATAGACCGCCGTCGCTTCACCACGTCCGCCCGCGACAGCCGATTGCGCTGCGAGACTCGTGCTTGCCGCAACACCTTCACCACGCCCCGCTGCGGTGGCTGCTGATTCTGCAAGGCTCGTGCTTGCCGCAACACCTTCACCACGCCCCGCTGCGACAGCCGATTGCGCTGCTGCACTCTCGCGAGCTGCGGTAGCCTCGCCCCGCGCTGACGCAACACCTGCCTGATCAGCAAGTGACTGCCGAGCTGCGGTAGCCTCACCACGTCCGGCTGCAACAGCCGACGACGCTGCGAGACTCGTGCTTGCCGCAACACCTTCACCGCGTCCAACCGCGATGGCGGACTGCGCTGCTGCACTCTGCTGCGTTGCGGCTGCTTCGCCCCGCGCTGACGCAACACCCGCCTGATTGGCAAGCGACTGCTGCGGAGCAACCGACTCACCACGTCCTACTGCAACTGCGGCGACACTGATCGCACTTTGGCTTGTAGCAACAGCTTCGCCACGAGCCGCCGACACCGCAGCGCTCGCAGCCAACGGCGCACCGACCGCTTGCGCTATGCCGCGCCCAATGGCGACGGCGACCTGTGCCGCCGTGCTTTGCTGCGTCGCGACTGCTTCGCCACGACCTAGCGATCGACCGGCCGCGGAAACGAACGTCTCGCCCGTCGCCTCCGGGATTTCAAACTCGACCCACGAGACTTCGATGCGGTAAGGTTGCTTGACCGCGACGGCAATACCGACGCCCCAAGCGACACCGATCTGCGCCGCTAGACTTTCACGTGCCGCGCTGGCTTCACCGCGCGCAACGGAAACGCCTGCTTGATCTGCTGCGGACTGGCTCGCCGCTACCGCGACGCCGGAAGCAACCGCGACGCCTGCCTGCGCGACATTGCTCGCGCTAGCAGCAGCGCCTTCACCGCGACCATGAGCGACACCGGCAGCGGTGACAAACGTCTCGGCGCTAGCCGGAACCTGGAGTTCTATCCACGAGACTTCGGCTAGATACGCTTCAGCCCCGCCGCCGAATAGCAGGAGCAGCGACATGGTCTAGATCCCTACGCCGAGCAGAATCCCCGTATTCGGTGGCAGGTAGTCGATACGCGCATATCCCGCAGCACCATTGCTGCCGTTACGGTTCGCAGTCGTGCGCCACGAACCTCCGCCGCCACCGCCATAGGTCACACCATTATTGCCGACGCCCGTATTCGTGCGCCCCGCACCGCCCGTCCCGGTGTTCGGATTGATCGCCGCGCCAGTGCCGCCCGTGACTGCGCTGTCCGATCCTTGCGTACCAACGCCCGAACTGCCACCACACCCACCGCCCGGTCCGGTGTTGCTCGTGCCGTTGACGTGTCCACCACGCCCGCCCGCGTTGCGCGTCGTCGCAGAACCCGATCCACCTGTACCGCCCGCTGCGCCGCCTGCACCCGCTGCCGCGTTGAGCGCGCCGCCCGTGCCACCATTCGCGCCGAGCGTGGTCGAGTTGAACGTCGTGGGATTGCCGTTGACGACCGTCGCCGCGCCTGTCGCGGTCTGGCCAACTGCTACCGTGTAGGAAGTCCCCGGCGCAACCGACAGGCTGTTGTGCTCTGCGTACTCGCCTCCGCCTCCGCCTCCGCCCTTGTTCCCGCTCGTCGTTTGCGCTGGCCCGCCGGTGCCGCCTCCGCCCCATAGCCTCACACGACAGCGCGTTGTCTTGGCGACGAATGCTGTACTCGCTGCTGTGTAATTGATGACCGGCACGGCATCAGCTTTCAATCGTGTAGTAAGTCACAACGAGTTGCAGACCGTTGCCCGTCGCGTTGCCGACCGTCGTGATGCGCAGATCCTCACCATCTGCGCCAATGCCGATGATGCCAGAGCCGTCGCCGCGACCGAAGCCGCCGCCTGCCGGTACACCGCCATGTGAACCGATCACGCCCGTCGTCGTCGGCGTGTTCGCCGTGCCGAAGCCGAGCAGCACCGAGGGGAATACCGTGCTCGCGTTGTCGAGCGTGATCTGGAAACTCGTCACGACGATCTTGAGCCCGCCGCCGATCGTGATAACTGCGGCATCCGTGACTGCTGTGGTGATCGTCGTGTGCTTGACCGTAACGATGTTCGGGTGCCCGCCCATGACGAACGGAATGCCCGCACGATTCGCGTAGATGTCAGTGCGGTCCGCCGCCGCTACCGCCGTCGGGTTCGTGCCGTGCGCGATGGCCTTGGCGCCGATCTTGAACGACTTCGACGTGCTGTCCGGCGAGTCGTGCGCAATGTCACCGGACACAGTCAGCGAACCGTCGCTTACGTAAACAAGAAGCGCATCCGCCGGGCCTATCTGCAACGGAACAACATTGTCGGCGCCGTTGATGCCCGCGACCACGACCGGATTTCCCGAGTACGGATCGCCCTCGGCCACCGTGCCAGCGACAGTTACATCGTTGTTCGTGCCGAGGTTGACGAGCAGCCCACTAGCATCGGCAGGTATGTGCGTGCGGTCGCCGTTCGCGCTGTAGGCGAGTTTGACTAACTGCGCATGCCCCGACGTGCAATCGTCGGTTGCAATGCTGGTTCCTGCGCCTGCCGTGATCGCGACGTCGTCGGCCATTTCGTTTTTTCCTTACACTGAAAGCACGCCAACGCGAACCGCGCTTCGGTCGGTAATGTCGGCGACGTCCGCGGGGTCGACGTCCCACTCATACGTGCCGACGGCGAAGCGTTGCGCGGGATCGGCCGACCGCAATACTTCCGCCTTAAAGGTAGCGATTGCGGTTAGCGTTTCTGTAAAGCCCGTGATAGTGAACGTCGCGGCGATAGGCCCGGCCGCCGCTTGGATACGGTCCTCCGTCGCCTGCATGTCAAGCGACGGCCCGGCGTTTTCGCGGATCGTGTAGCCAGTGCCGGCGGCCTTCGCCACCTGATAATTCGGGTCGCCTGTCACACCGAATATATATTGCCCGCTTGTTGCCGTCGTAACGTTCCCGCTAGTTACTGCGTCCGTGCCGCCGCCCGGATTTGTTTGCACCTGTGCCGCGTATTGATCACGCTCGCCCGCCCCGCTTACCTCGTGCACGATCATGCTTTTACGACCCGCGTTACCGCTTAACGTAACCGTCACTGTGCACGAACCAGACGTGCCGGCGATGGCGTGGAATACCACCAAATTCCCGAACTCACCAGATAAAACATCTTCAGTCGTGTAGGTGCTACTGCGGTCGTCGACCACGCTCGACAGCGTGTAGGACGCAGCGCCGTCCCATATGACAGCACCAACGATTAGGTTCCCGCTTACCACGTTGCCCGGGAGCGTTACCGCGATATTAGGATCGCCGGTAAAGGCTTCTTCGGATATTTCCGATTGCACGAATTCCGGTTGCGTGGCCTCATACATCCTCGCCTCAACGCCCGCGCCTCCGGTCAGTTGCTTGACGCGATAGCGGACGATGAAGCCTTCATCGGTGCCCGGGTCGTCGTACGTCGGCACGTCGTAGGTGTCGAGCAGACCCGCTGCCGAAGCAGAGACGTAATCGCTATCACTGGCGATTTCCTCGTCTACGCATTCAAAATTAGGCCCCGGTACAGTCGGCCCGCTCGCGCCTTGCGACGGCGATGCAATCAACGTCAGGTCGAACGTCCCCGCAACATCTGGCTCCGGAGAATCGTTGCCACCTAGCGGAACGTACATGGTGGGGATGCTGATGCTATAAGGGCTCGCCCCCTCCGCTAGAGCCTCCACGTTGGCCTGCGACAGAGCGACGCCGTCCCACACTGCGAAGCGCGCTGCCATCCCGTTGAGTGAGATGTAGTCATTCGCATTAAACCGCAATGCCCCGATGGTAAGCAGGTCCAGCCCCGTCGGTCGGGTGTATGGCGCCTCAGTGCTGTTCGCCCAATCACCATCCAGCACGACGCGGTGCCGGTAGGTGCCCGCGTCATTACGACAGATGTGCGCGACGTGAAACCATGTGTCCACGGGTGCAGTATTCGTCGTTATAGATGAATCAAAATTTGGCGTCTGTGTTGCCCGGATCGCGTCGGTCGTATGCCGACGAATCTCCCAATACTGATCTGCATCTGCGTCGCCTAATGACCACAGACACATCGCCCCGCCGGACGCCGATCCACTATTGAACCACCCGGCAACGGTGAACGTCTCAGGGCTAGCGCTCGACAGCGGGTAAGTTGCCCTCGCCTCCTGCGTCGAACCGTTGAAGTCCCGCGACAACAGCGCCGGGTAGCGCGTCCACGCCACGCTGCCGTCCGCCTCCGGGCGCATGAATTGCGGTGGTGCATCGACGTCGGGGTCGCTCGCGCCTTGCGGTGCACCTTCATAGATCGTGAAATCGTAATCGTTTTTCTCGTCTGGTTCCGGCGATGCCGTGCCAACGAGCGGCAGATAGGCGAGCAGTTTGTGATTCGCTATCGCCAACGGATTCGCACCGCTGCCAGTTTGCGCGCCGCCCGAAAATGGTCCGGCAAGCGCTTCGACTTGCGCTTGCGATAACGCGATGTCTCCCCACAACGCCCAATGCGCAATCTGTCCGTCGATCCTAGCGAGTAAGTTCGTCGTCAACATCCCAATCAAAACTTCGATAGGCTGATTGAGTGCCTGCGCCGCACCCGAGTACGTGCCCGAGTTCGCCCAATCCCCGTTGATGACGCAACGCCATGTCGTGCTGTTGGTCAGGATAGCTGCGACGTGCGACCACTCATCGAAACTGAACGTATTGCCTTGGTCGTTTGAATAGAACCACGCGTCGTTGAAGTGCGCAATGCGCACGTGCTCATCGACTTGGAGTTCTATGCCCCATTGTTCTGTGTTGTCGATCCGCCACCCGCACGCCGAGTTTTGATCGTTTGAATGCGGGATATTCATCCAAAAGCAAATAGAAATCGGATACGCGAACGCCGGGAGGCCGCCGCTGTCGCGCAGCAAGTATCCAGAAGCCTCGGTGAATTCGCGGCTCATAGTTCTTGGCAGTTATTCGAATTGCCCTTACACACGATCACGGTGTCAGGGTCAGTCCAGACGGTGCGCCCGGGCTGCCGGGCCTGCTGAAAGCTAAAGGGACGGCATCAACGGACTCCAGCCGCCCCCATACAGGATCGACCTTCACAGCGCGCGCGGTGACGTTGTGCGCGCCGACAGTAACGGTGTCGACGCTCCACTCACAGCGCTTTGGCGTACCGACCACAGGCAGGTCGGCAGTCCACGCGCCGCCGTCGAGACGGAACGTGCAATGCGTCGTGGTCTGATCGACGAGGTCACCGACAACTTCGACCGCGTAGGCGGGCAGCGAGAACAGCGCGAGAGCAAGCACGAGGATGCGCATGGCGATTCCTTCACACGGAGAAAAGAGCGGGCCGCAGATTGTCCTGGTCGACAACCGTAGCCATATCGTCAGGGTCGACTTCCCATTCGTAGTTACCCGCTGCGAAGCGTTGCACGGGATCAGCCGAGATAAGCGTCGTTCCTTCGTACAGCCGCGCCTCGACGCCCGCGCTACCTTCAGCGAGCTTCACGCGGTAGCGCATGATGTAGCCGGTGTTCGTGCCAGGATCAGTGAACGACGGCACGTCGTAGGAGTCGAGCAGGCCCGCCTCGAGCGCGTAGACGTAGTCGGCGTCACTCGCGACCGCTTCGTCCACGCATTGATAGTTGGTCCCGGCGCTGGGCGTCCATTCGGCGCTCCCGTTCGCTTCCGGGCGTACGATCGTCGGGCCGCCCACTTCCGGCATCGCCGGCAGGCGCAAGTATCGCTGCGTCAGTTCGCGTAACGGATCGCGAGAAAGTGCCTTACCCTCTGCATCTGTGAGCGTGTCATAAATGACCGCATACAACGCAATCACTACGCTCGCAGTCGCCGGCGACGCCGTCCCACCGCGTACGATGCCACCGTTAGCGATCCATTGATACGTAGTCGTGCCGCTTATCGTGCCACGCGTTCCCGTACCATCCGCGACGCCGTCAATCCACAGCGCGCCCGCGCCACCCGTCGCAAGGTCGAACGAACCTACCGCGCCATGCGGAAAACCGTTATTGACGTTGACAGCACCGCCCGAAGTGATGTCAAACGGCAGATTCCCCGACCCGTCCTGCAGATACATGCGCAGCTTCGCCGCATCCGTCGTCCCGTACACAACCGGCAGGAGCGTGTTGCCGCTGCTACCGCTGTCAGAACCCAGCCCACTAATGGAGTTGGTAGTCGTGTGTCCAATAGAACGCCACAGCAAAACAATAGAAAATTTTTCGTTTGCCGCCAGCAAGACATGGCGGTTAAGCCGCGCCGACAGATGACGAGCGGTCCCGCCAACATAGTGACCGGCTACACCCTGACGCACTCCCCACGACCCAATCAGTGCCGTGTTTCGTGTGAAAACACGCCCTTCGTTCGTCGTGTTATCAGTGCCGACGAAGCCCGCGACACGCTTGCCACGCCACTGCGTAAGCAACCGCAGCGGTTCGACCGGCGATAGCGAAATGGCGCCGAGTGCCATTGCAGTGTTACGCCGCCGGCATCAGCGTGTAGGGTGTAATCTTGACGTAGATGTGCGAAGCAGAACCAGTAATCGTCACGCCGCTCTTATTCTCGATATAGAAATGCGCTTTCAGCGCGCCACGCAAATCGACATCAATAGTGACACGCTGTTCTTCGTCGGTGTCGTACAACGGAAACGCTCCAACCCACTCAGACGACTCAACGTCAGAGCCAGTCGGTGTACTGGTATCGTCGGACGTACTGTCTACATCCTGCCTTACCATGAACAGGTTAACGACCGACAAATTCGTTGGAGCCGCACCGAACGTACCGGGATTATTAAAAGTGGCCAGCGCACGAGGATACTTATCCGTGCTGTTATCCAACATGGCCGTACCTCCGGCCACGCTGTTGGATGTAAGGTCTGACGTCAGATCGATGACGGTCGTCGACGCCGCCGCGAATTTTAGTTGCGCTTCGCCGGCCATGTTCGATCCTTACAGATTCAGCGCGTTGGATACATCATCGACCGACACAGTGCCGACATACGCTCTATCGAGCGCCGATACCGTACCTTCTACTCGCACCGTGCCTCCAAGATACTCCTCGCCGCGCAACGCCGTTTCGATCCCGGCTTTAAGCACGCCCTCCGATGCGCTGTTCGCCGTCACGGCGCCCCAAACATCTGTCACCCATCCGCGAACCTTGTTGCGCGTGAAATCACGCGGGCGCGATAGGAACATCGCCCACGAATCACGCTTGCCGTCCGACAGCGTGTCGAACGTCGACCACTTGCTCGCCTCGTCGATGTCAGCGACGAGCGCTTGCGTGCGCCATGCGTCCGTTGTGCCGGCAACATTCAACCACGCCGCGAGTTGATTGTCGGCGCGCGTCGCTGGCGTGCGCCACTGCACGACGTTCGGATCGGTTTCCGCGTCGATCGCCGCGCGCAGTGTTACCAGTTGTTCGGGTGACAGTGCCATCTTTTACGGCGTCGGCGTGTTGGCGGCGACGGCGGCCGCGAGTTCGTTCGCCTTCGCATCGAGCGAGTTCGCGAGCGCGGCAAGTGCGACAGGATCGTTCTGCAGGTCGCGGATCTGCTGCGCCAGCCCGGTGATCAGCGTCACAGCGGAATCGACGGTCGTGCCGATTTCGGTCACTTCTCGCGTGAGGTTGTCGAGTTCGATAGACATGGCATCCACCTTTCGTTCAATGCGAGCGAGCGTTTCAATTACCGCACCGAGCGCGCTCACATCGCCCAAGTGGTGATAGACATCGAGGCGGAACGGCACTACGGCCTCACGTGTCCGTTACCTTCTAGGAAGGCGTCGATCGGATTACTGATGCCCCACGCCTGCGGACAGCCGTGCAGACCGAAGCCCCTGTGCCCATGCGTCAACTGCAAGCCTCGGTCGTACCACTCACGCTGTCCTTGGAAGTACATGGCGCTCATGGGCGTGTCGGTCGGCAGCGCCTTGCTGATCTGGATCGCGCCCTCCTGTGCGGTGCCGTACACAAGACGCCCGAAGCCGATGCCCACCGACGCCGGATAGCCCGGCGCAGGATCGCCCGCCCCGACCCACTGCCGACCGGGACGCGCAGTACCCGCCCACAGCCAGCCGTCGATCTCGGTTCCGTTCGCCCTATAGAGCGCGGGATAGCCATACCTGTTATTGCTCCACGTCGCTACCGCGAGCATGCCGCGCGGACCGAACGTGCCGTCGCTCACTGCGAACTTGACGAAGCGCGCGTTGTCGTCGATGGCGCGCGTCAGGTCCGCCGCGAGCAGATCCTCGCCCGTCGTCATGTGCCGCTTGCGGATCGCCTTCGTCGTGCGGCTGCCGTAGTAGAGCCAACCGTCGAACCGTGTCGTAGAAGAGGGCAGGTAATACAGCCCCTCCGGATTGGGCGTGGTGAACTGCGAAACGATCGCGCCGTTCATGTCGACGACGACGACGCGATTCTCCTGCCGCACGGAAATCGCAAGGTGCAGCGATTCGAAGCCGAGTTCCACAACGTCCCACGTTTCTTTCCCTAAGAAGAACTCGGTCACGATCGCCGGCACAAGGTGCGAGTCCTTGTCAAACTTCAGCTTGATGATGCGGTCGTTCAACGAATCACTGAGGAACGCTTCGACGCCGGTCAGGTGCGGCTTCAGGCCCATTTCGGCCGGATTCGGCGGCGCACTCTCGTCGGTGCGGAACGTGAACGAATTCCACGCCAGCCCCCAGAGCTTGCGGAAGTAGCGCGGACGCCCGGCGGGGATCTGTGACCAGTCGCCGATGAGATCGACGTTCTGCACCGTGTCGTCCCAGTGCGTCGTCGGCTTCTTGTGCCGATAGCCCGCGAGCGTGATGACCGTGCCGTCTTGCTTGATCTTACCGAACCGCTGCGGCTCGCAGAAGTAGACATTGCCGACGAAGCCCATGCCCGGCGGTGTTGCGGTGCCGACTTCAAAATGCGTCGGGCAGATCACCGTGCCGAGCCCGCGCGCCCCGTCGAGCATCTGGAAGCGCGGGCGGATCTCGGACATGTCCGAATAGAAGTAGTCCTGCTGATTGCAGGTGTTGAGGATGCGCCCCTGCTCAAGCACCGCGCGATACTTGTCGTCCTGCCGACAGATGGCAAGCTGCACCTGCGCCAGTTGATCACGACGCGGATCGGTGCTGAACGATGGGCACTCACGCAGACTGATCGGCTGCGTCACCGCCTCGAACTTGGACGGCACCATCGCGCTGACGTGGATCGGCGTCGGGTTCTCGCTGCTCGATCCCTTGTACGGATGCACCAGACCGTAGGAGCCAATGACGACCGGCATCGTTGTCGGCACGGCACCGCTGCCATCGTCGAAGAATGCCGCATAATCGTACACGGACCAGCTTGCGGGCGCCCCGGTAATCGACGTGCGATACCAGCCGCGCCTCCCCGTGACCGGCACGTCGAAGACTACCGTATTCGCCGTCGCCACCGTCGTCGTCGTGGCGACTGGTACGCCGTCGAAGGTGAGTGTGAGGGGTAAGGCGAACCCCCAAGGCGGGCGCGTCCCGCCAGCGTTGATGTTGCGCGTCGATGCCGTCATGCGCGCAAGAAGTCCCGCAGCATTGACGACAATGTACGGGATCTGGAAGCGGTCATAACGGTCGCCGGAGTAGAAGCCCGGCGCGATGATGACCTGCGTCGTGCCAACCGGCTTGATCGTGATGACCGGCTGCGTCGGCGCAGGCGCGTCCTGTACATCAACTTCAAAGTCCACACTCGCAGTGCCGCCCGGACCTTCCGCTAGCAGCGTCCAGCGTTTGTCGAACTCGACGACCTCCTGATACGGCAGCGTGACCGGCGCATTGTTAAGCTTGATGTCAGTCGCATTCTCGACCTGCGCGTCGATCGTAACCGTGCCGCCTCCGAACGGCAGCACGTTCGGCGTGATTGTGGCATTGCTGATGCTGGGCGCGGGCGGCGCATCAGCCACAGTCGCCGCGAGGTCGGCGCTCACCGACCCGCCCGGTCCCGAGGCGACTAGCGTCCACTGCATGCTGTCGACGATCGAACGTTGCACCGGTAGCACTACAATTTCGGTCCCGGTGAAGTCCGTTAGCGTTATGGTGTCGGCGTTGGTAACGTCCGCGCTAATCGTCACCACGCCGCCGCCGTGCGGCAGCACATCGGGCGTGACCTTGGCGTTATCAATGGTCGGCGCAGGCCATCCCGGTAAGCCTTGCGCCTCGCGCAGCGACGCCTCGATCGCTGCGATAACGCTTGCTTTCGTGCTCATGCGAACCTTCTCCACAATTCAACGGCGAACAACGCGAGCGCCAAACCCACGACTCCCCATACGACGATCCCGCCGCAGTCGAATTGCTCGCGGTGTAAATCGTCGTAGAAGGGATCGTCGGCCACCCGTCTACTCCTCGTAGATCGTCGTGCTCGTCGTGAGCTGCGGCGTGACGCCCGGCGAGATCGCCAGCGGCGTGACGCGGTACGCAACGCCGTCACCCGTCGTCGTGAGGTTGACCGCGCCACCGCCCTGCGTCGTCGAGACGGTGATGTCGTCGGTCGAAACGGTGATGACCCAATAGACCGTGCCTTCGGTGATGCCGGTCGGCAACGACGAGCCCGACGTGGCGAAAAATGTGATGCGATCATCGACCGCGACGCCGGTCAGTCCGGGAATCGTGATGGTGTCGTCGGCCTTCGCCGTGAACGGACCGAGGCGCGAACCGAGGACACCCTTGTGGAAAAGCTTAGTTGCGCCGCTGATTACCTGACCGGTCGAAAAGAAATACGCCGTCGTACTGCCGACCGTGCACTGCCCGAACGTGACCGTCGCTGCGGGCGACACTTGGTCATTGGTGACAGTGTGTCCAGCGCCCGAGCGCGCAACCGCGACACGCCCATACCCCGTATAGGTAATCTCGTTCGCGTCCTGCGTATCCGTCTCGCCGGGGATCGCAGAGTGAAGCGCCCAATGGACACTTGTGAAGGGCGACGCGGCAGCGTTGTCCGCGATGTTCGCGATGGCTGTGGCGTTGTAGATGAGCTTGAGGAGGTCGTTTGCAAACGTGCGGCCCTTGGACATTGGTCTTCCTTCTATGTCGGGTTACAAGTCAATCGGTCTGGCAATAACGGCAGACATGAATCCATCGAAGTTGCGCTGGATTTCGAAACTCCACGCCACGCTTCCGATCTGCGCGTCGCGTCCATCTCGACCGGGATCACCTTGTGGACCCGTAGCACCACGCGGTCCGGGCGGGCCCGTGTCACCTTGTGGGCCAGGCGGTCCGGGCGGTCCTTGGGACCCAGACACGAGCAAGAGGTCCGGACCTTTAGAGATAGCGAACCCTTCACGTAGCAGAGCAGCGACACGCGTCTCGGCAACGGAAACCTCGCGACCGTCCAGAAGGTACGTTTCGCCCGTTACCGGATCACGAAGCACGCCACCGTCGCGTGGCGTTATGAGCTTGACGAAGATCATCCGTCCTTCCCGTCCTTCCCGGCTTTCACGGCGAGCCGCCAATCATCAGACGCCCCCGGCAACCCCTTCGGATTATCTGCACGCGCGATGAAGTAAGACCCGCTGCGCGTGACGCCATCACCGCGCGCGTAAGTCTTCGACGCGACAAAGACGCCACGGTCAAGAACAACGGGGGACGTGTATCGCTTCGTCACGGTCAACCCCGTTGATGTCGTGCGCGTTACGACAATCACCCGACCCTCGTCTTCGAACGTTATGTCGAGTTTCTGCTCGCCCACTGCAATGGGCGTCCACCCAGCGTCAATTGGGTTGCGCCCCTTCAACGGCTCAGTGTCTTTCTCAGAGTACCAAGACCCTCCTGCATGCAGCGCCCAAACCCCCGCCGAGTAAGACTTGCTGTCCTCGATCAACGGCAGCAGACGAATTGCGATGGCATCGCGACCTTGCTCACCGGCCCGACCGTCAACGCCATTGCGCCCATCCTTGCCCCGCACGACACCCGCCTTGCGCGTAGCGCCGTCGCTCATCGTCAATACAAGATCGCCCTCGCCATCGACAACAGCAGAAAGAATCGATACCCCGTCATCTCCATCGATGCCTTTCTCGCCTCGCTCACCCTGCAAACCTTTTTCTCCGCGCTCGCCCATCGCGCCCACGTCGCCCTTCTCACCGCGCTCGCCAACACCCATCGGGCCCACGTCGCCCTTCTCTCCGCGCTCGCCTCGCAACCCGAGTTCACCCTTCTCACCGCGCTCGCCCATCGGACCCACGTCGCCCTTCTCACCGCGCACACCTATCAGCCCTTGTTCGCCCATCGGACCCACGTCGCCCTTCTCTCCGCGCAACCCTTGTTCCCCACGTTCGCCGCCCACTCCCTGCGCGCCCACGTCGCCCTTCTCTCCGCGCAGACCCTCGGGACCTTGCTCACCGCGCTCGCCAACACCCATCGGGCCCACGTCACCCTTCTCTCCGCGCTCACCCTTCTCGCCAACCCCTTGCGCGCCCACGTCGCCCTGCAGACCCACGTCGCCCTTCTCACCCTTCTCGCCGCGCTCGCCAACCCCTTGCGCGCCCACGTCGCCCTTCTCTCCGCGCTCGCCCCGCTCCCCTGACACACCCTGCAGACCCACGTCGCCCTTCTCGCCGCGCTCGCCCTTCTCGCCGCGCTCCCCACGTTCACCAACACCCTGCAGACCCACGTCGCCCTTCTCGCCGCGCTCTCCGCGCTCGCCCTTCTCGCCGCGCTCACCCGGGGCACCGTCTTTTCCCTGCGGGCCTACGGGTCCGCTAGCGCCGTCCTTGCCGTCCTTGCCATCAATCCCACGAACGATGACAGGCGGACGGGCTTCAAGGTTAGCGATGCGCGTCGCCTGCGCCTCGATAATCTTCTCCAGCGGTGCGATCGAACGACGAACGAACCCATCCATCGCCGCGTAAATATTTTCGCTGTTATCAGGCACCGGCTGCGCTCCTATTCAAGCGGTCGATCAGCGCACGCGATTCGTCATCCGCAAGTTGCTTTGACTTTTCCTCGTCCTGCTCCTCGTCCTGCTCTTGCTCCTCGTCCTGCTCTGCCGGCGGCGGCCCTGCGGGAGGAAAGACAGGGGCGTCGGCAGGCGGTGTGCGTTCCGCAAGCTGACCCAACTGCCACATCTGCTGCTGCATGAACGGCGCATCACCTCCGTCAACCGGCGGCAAGTTGCGACGTGCCCGTGCCTCGTTCGGCGCCATTACACCCGACCCAAGATCCTTCTGGTCGATTTCAGCTTGCGCACCCGGGTCCATTCGCAGCAGTCCGTCGAGATCAAACTCTGTGCGCAGGCTGGAGCCAAGCTCCAGCCCCTCGTCGAGCAGCGCCTCGAAGTCTTCGATGAGCGACTGCAGGCACTGCGAGTAGTAGTCCTGGTTGAGCTGGCTCGCATTGGAGAAGGTAACGTTCGTCTGCAGCCCGAGCTTGTAGGGCGGGACGTGGAAGCACCGCGCAACGTCGCTCACCGTCCAGCTAAGTTGTTCGATTAGTTGCGCATCAATCGCGGTGATCGTCATCGGCGTCCACTTCACGTCACCGGAAACAATGGCGAACTTGCCTATATTCGATCCGCTGTACCCAGTGTCGAACTTTGCCTTGATAGCAGTCGCCTGCTCTTGACTGATCGCCTGCGGAAAGATCAACAGCCCAGAGGGCATCGAGCGATTCTCAAAAAAAGCTTCAGCATTCGCTTGAATCGCTGCACCCTGCGCAGCCGATGTGCCGCAAGCGAAGATCGGCGACACGCCGATCAACGGATGCCAAAAAGCCAGCATCCGGTCATGAATGATTTCGGACGCCGGAACAATACGATCGTCCTCGCGCACCGCGGCAAGCCTGTCGCGACCGATGCGGTAGAACACATCCCCGTTTTCAGCGACGAGCGGCGTGGTCGTCGTCGAGTCGAGCATGTAAAGACCCGTCACCATGCCGCGCAAATCTTGCCGACGCTTCAGTGAATATGAATTGCCGTGGACAAGCTTTTGGACAATCCAGTTGCGCACGAACTGCGCCCGCGTTTCGAAATGATTCGGCTTGCGCAGCACTGAAAGGTACTGGGAGTGTTTAACCTCCTCCCATGTCTCATCGTCTTGCCGGCGCGAAAGCTTCAACCGCAGCTTGGCAATGTCATTGCTGATCAGCGAAATGCACGAATAGACGGCAGAGAATGCCAGCACCGAGTCCGTCATCGGCGGCACTAGATTGCGCTGCCAGCCGCCCGTTATGAACTCTGCATTCACGCCGTAGTTCGGCGGACGCGGACCTACCGGGCGCAACTCTTTGACGCGCTCGATATTGAAGCCGAACAGTTTCATTCTGCTTCCATGTCGCGGCGATTGTAAAAGCGCCCAGCCTCCATCTCGTCAGGAGGCGGGAAGTCATCAGCAGCGACCTTCGGCGGCTCCGGCGTCTCTACCTTCGTGACCTTCGGCGGACGACCCCGGCGCGGCTTGGGCAAGTCCACATTCGCCGCACTTCCCACAGCGACCAACAGCACACCGTCGCGTTCCGACTTCGTGTCGAACTCTTCGTCGACCTCAAGTCGACGGCCCGCATACCTGAACGAGCGCCTTGCCTTCAATCGCATCATCGACTCCTTCACGAAAAAAACACCGGGGCGGCGTGGACAGGGAGAAGCCAGCCCCGGTGAATCACATCACGGCACCACCACCCAAAAAGAACCTACGCCTCGCCCCAGTTGGCGCCCGACAGCACCTGGACGCCGGAGTCACGACGGCGCTTCCAGTTCAGGCGTTGTTCAGCAAGAAACGCGACGCTGTTGGTCTGGAACATCGACACCGACGTCGTTTCCGTCGGCGTCACACTGTCGCTCGTCGGCGCGTCGTCCATCTCCAACGAAGCGTGCTCCGAGGTCGCCACTGTGACACCGCCATCGTCCGCGTAGAAGACGTCCTGCGCGTTGATCAACACGACAATGTGCCCGCTCGTGTCCGCCGGGACGTAGTCCGACACGATGATGGGAAGCCCTTGCAGGCTGCCGCCGTTCATCGTGATGCCGCCGAACTCCGGCTGACCCAGCGCGTTCGTCATCAGCCCGAGCGCGATGGCCGTGTTCGAATTCATGATCCACACACCGGAGCGCGGCGGGTTGTTCGCTGCACGAAACGCTGCGAGCAGTGCACGAATGTCGGTCCGCACGTCTGCAGCGTCGCCGGTTCCCGTTGCCCCGATCGGCGTGATGCCGTAGGTCACCGCGGGCGGCTCAACGGATGCGGTGCCCGCGTTGGTCGGATCGATGAACGACACGTCCTTGACCTGAATCAGCGACGCGCCCAGCTCGTTGCGCAACATCACGTCGGCCTTGGGCGAGCTGTCCATCAGCAGTTCTTTGGTCACCGCCGTCAGCGCCGCACACTTCAGCGGCTCCAACGTCGTGCGTGCGAAGGCACCCTTCGACATCGGCTTGGCCTTGCCCTCACCTACCCAGTGCCCGGTCAGGCCTGCGGTCATCGAGAGCAACGGCGTGCGGAAGGGCACTTCGTTTAGTGACGGAATGCCGCCCGTGCCGAATCGGCCAAGAATCGTTTGCGGGCGCAGGTACTCAGCGAAGTCCGCAACCGCGCCGGTCTCGTCACCGACGAGTTCCATGCCCCAATTGCCGCCTGTGGAACTACCGCCGACCGACCCCGCCTCAACCGCTGTCTTGATGATCAACGGAACACGCGGATCGAGACCAAAGCGGAACTTGCTCTTCTCCGCGAGCTGCATGGCAATGAACGGCATGCCCTTGGCGTGATACATCAGTCGCACGAACTGTGCGAACGCAACACCCTTGCGCGCCGGGTCCTCCTTGTGCTTCGGCTCAGCCGGCAACCCAGCACGAGCACGCGAACCCGCGGCCTGGCTCGTGATCGTGCGCGCGGGAACTTCGACAGCACCCAACGTCGCGCGCGCAATCGAGCGCTCGTCGTCGATCGAGGCATCCAGCTCACCGAGTTCCTTCTTCAGCGAGTCGAATTCCTTGACCTCCTCAGCCTGCAATTGCGAACGGTCCGAACCGCAGCCCGACCACAACTCTTTCATGCGCTCGGCGACCTCGTCGCGGCGCATCTGCAACTCTTGCAGCGTCCTCATAATCGTCCCTTTCGGACGTTGTGCCGTAGCGCCGGCGGGGTTTGAGCCGTCTTGCGAGGTTCTAGCGTCATGGCCTAGCGCGGCCCGCCTTTGCCTTGCGTCAAACGACTTGTAAACAGCCTTCACGCTGTCGATCGTTGCCGCCGCGTTCATCGGGATGGGCACAAGCGACAGTTCCAAAACTTCAGCCTCGAGAAAACGCAGACCGCCGCCCTTCAATTGTTCGACCTTGCCCGAGACTTCCTTGAAGCCAATGGATACGGCGGCAATCAATTTGTATTTGACGCGCTGCCAAGCCTCATCGACCAAGTCCTTCAGCCGACCCGGCTCGACAACCCGCGGGATGCGCGCAACGAACGGCACACCGTCCTTCGTCGGGCGCCCGAGTTCAGCATGACCAACACCTTGGCGCGAGTCGTGATAAAGGAACAGCGGGATCTGCTTCGCGTACTTGAGCCCGTGCGGCTCGACAATGTCGCCGATTCGATCGGGCGCCGGTGTCGTCGCCCAGCCCCGAATCTCCCGTTTCTCCTCGTCAACGCTCTTAATGGTCAACGCCGAGAAGGCATAATCCATTTGCATGATTGAGTAGCCTAAAAGAAAACATCAACGGACACCGGCGCCTGAGCACCCACACAGATTCCCATCGCCATCAGCAGTGCACTTATGTCGTCAATCTTGTCTGGCGACCGCTTCTTGTCCGGCGCCATGTTCACATTCACATCGGTCCGCGCAACGATGTTGGACGCACACCATGCCAGCACCGGATCCCCTCCGTGCCGCAACTTCCCGCTGGTGTACGCGCGCTCCAGTTCCTTCATCGCGGGATGGTAACTCTTCGGTCCCTGGATGAACTGCTGCATCGGAACCTCCGCCCGCACGAGCTTCGCCACAAGTTGCGCAGCATTCCACTGATCATATGCGACCATTGAAAGCGCAAACGTGCGCTTCGCCTGCAGAACGTGCTCTTCGACCACGTCGTAATCCGTGACCTCATCACCCGCTTCGATCAACTTCCCCGAGTCGATCCAATTCTGATAAGGCACCAGCCCTCGCTCAGTGCGCGCCTTGACCGCCGCCCGCGGAACGAATCGCCAACCGTGCGTGTAGTAGGTGCCGTCGACATTCCACAGCAGACGGAACACCGTCAAGTCGCTCGTGCTCGCGAGATCGAGACCGCCGAAGCACCGATACGGCCGCAGCCACTCTAGGTCGACCGGACCGCCACACGCCTTCCACTTGACTAAGTTGACCCACGCGCCCGCTGCAGACGCGGGGCGGTTCAGTCGCTTAATCTTGAATTCAGCAAGACGACCGGGCATCTGCTTCGCCTCGATCGCCTCCTTGCGAATCTCCCGCAACAAGTGCGGGTTCACGTCCATCAACGGATTCGCCTTGACCCACGTCGACTCGTCGAAGTCATCATCGGCGGGTATGCCGGCTTCCTTGTCTTCCTCGTCGACAGCGTAGTAAACGACCAAGAAGTGATCAGCCTCGACAACGCCCTCAAGCACCTGCCTCGCGAAGTGGCGCAGCTCGCCCCACGGACCCGGGCTCTCATAACCCTCAGTCGTGCAAAACAAGAACAGCGGATTCGCCCGTGCGCCCGCAGCAGACCTGATGACATTCAGAAAGCCATGGTCCTTGTGGGCGTGAATCTCATCAAGGATGGCCGTCGACGGGTTCAGCCCGTCTTGCGTACTAGCCTTGGCATTGATCGGCTTGAACGTTCCGCCGTTCGTCATGCTGACGATAGAATTGGCGAACGCCTCAAGCAAGAAGTGCTCGCGCAAGGCGGGGGTCTTTTCCACCATCCGCTTCGCGATGTTGAAGACAATGCGCGCCTGGTCCCCGGTCGTCGCTCCCGTTATGACCTGCGGCCCCTCCTCATCCTCACACGTCTCGCAATACAAGCCGATGGCGGCTGCGATCGTGCTCTTGGCGTTCTTCCTCGCAATGGCTTTCAGTGCAGTGCTGAACCGACGCGCGCCATTCGCCTGTCGAAACCCGAACAGGTTGCAGATGAAGAAGACATCCGACTCATGCAGAACGATCTGAGGCGTTTCCCACTTGCCCTCGACGTGGGGCAACTTCTCGATGAAGTCACACGGATCCGAGGCGTGCCGGGCAGACCACACAAACGGCCCGCCAGGCTTCGCTCTCTCACGGTCAGCAAGATAGCGACGCGCGGCAAGTCGCGTCCACTTCCCAAACCTCGTGCGGTTCCGTTCGTCTGCAGCCTGCCGGGCATACTCATCGGCAATGGCGACGTAATCACGAGACCATTCGAGGCTTGCCGTTCCTTGCGAATGGGTTGTCCTCGTCCTCTTTGCCAAAGGGCTTCACCTTGCTTTGCGCAGCAGGCGTCAATCCGAAGTCGTTCACCATGGAACGATACTGCGCCATGATGTGCCCGGTCGGGGTCTCGCCCGACGCCCACATTTGAACAAGCTTCCCGTGCAGAGCACACACCATCCCGAATATGGTGATACCCGCCTCTGTCAGCAGCCTGTTCGTCACGAGAATAGCCCCCAACCGGTTCCACTCCTTCACTGCATGCTCGTTTGGCATCCAGTCAGGCGCGGGGGGCAACGTCGACATAGCAGGCAGTTCGACACGTGGACCCGGCGGTCGGTCGGGGCGAGAAGTGCCTGCAGCAATCTTGAACCGTTCCGGCTTCTTATGTGGTCCTGTACGCATGAACTTCTCTGGTTTATAAAAAATGACTTTGGGATAGTTTGACT